TGACTTCATCAAGGTAACCACCTGTACTTAGTTTCCACTTGTTGTCATAGACTTGGATGTAAATGCTGTACATAGCTGGAGCCATACGTTCATAGTGCATGTATAACCGGACATCGAGTGTGCCGTTAATGGTAGCGCGATGTTTAGATCTGCCATTCTCACTGTTGTGAAACTCAACGTTTGTAATTAATGCGTCAGACTTCTCATACGCTTTGATTACGTTACGGGCCAATTCACTGGGGGCAATCATTGTTTTATTCATTTGTTTTCATCCTTGTCGATGCGTTGTTGATATTGATTTATTTCACCAAAAAACCATCCTATTAAAAATAGGATGGAAAGAATGGCTATACCTGCACATATAAAAATGACGGTCATCTAATTCTCTTTCGTCTGTCGTATGCTTTCATTCGTTCACCAACACCACCTTCGTCACCACTACGTTTATATTGAACAAACGCTTCTGGTACAGTTTCTCCGTAAGGGAGAAGGTCTACAGGCAATTCATCAATGGTTCCGGGTTTCCAAGCACCATTTGATTTCTTGCTTAGTTGTTGATACTTGACCATGACGCGCATATCTTCTGGTCGTGTCATCCATTTGTTGTTCGGTGCTTCTAACGAAACAACCGTCCCGATTTTGTCGGGACGGCGCACGTTGCACACTTTGTCTCCAATGTGTAGCATTTAGTTATCCTTCTTGTTCCTTGTAAAACTCACTAACAACCTTGTTGTTGTGTACTTGTTCAACATGCTTAGCAAGCTTGCTGTAGATGTTATGCACAACAGTGATGTCACGCTGTGAGATGACAGTGCCAAGCTTGATGAACAAGTTCTCTTTCATCTTAGTGCAACGATACTCATCACTGATGTATGTGTTGAACGTAGACAACTGCAAGCCAAGCAGGTCTGCGATGTAAGAGCGGTCGAGCATGACCAGTGCAATCTGCCAAAGTTGTTCCTCTGCTTGCGTAGGCTCGATGCGAATGATGCCAGTTCTCACGAGCACAGCCTTCTGTGCGTCACTCAATGCTTCGATGCTGTCAACCGTCAACTTCAATTTACCCATGACTAACTCCTTGTGTCGGATACATTATATGTATTACATTGATTGTTATTCAATATAATGAGGGGGGTAGAATCCGACCCCTCCCCCCTATAAAAATTGGAGGGGTATAAAATTTGACCCCTCCCCATTGACGCCACTACTTCTCTTGTTCATGCAACCGTTGCAAGTAGTCCCATTGTTGTATATCTATCCACGTGCCATCCATTCGGTAAAGCCGTAGGTTCCACTCTTCTGGTATTGAGTAGACATTGAAGGACACGATGTGCGCTTCGTTTTGTACTTGTTCTTCGTACTCTTTGCACACGCGTCCAGCGTGTTCAATGTCTTCAAATGCCAGCAACCAGAACCCGCCTTGGTTATCTTTGTGTCCAACGATTGTGCGTTCTTCGTGCAGCACGTCTTTGATTCCTCCGGGTGTATCAATGATTTGCCAGAGGTTTGTTCGCCAGCGGTTAGCTGGCATTTCAAGTTTACTGAGATCGAGGTCGAGGCTCATAGCATTCTCCTTAGTTGTCTGCGTTTTTCTAGATTAAGTAGATATTGTTTAACGTTAGGGTTGTCACGGATGACTACGATTTCGCAATCATCAATGTCGTGTGACCAAAGTGCAATATCACCATTGATTGACGTAACTTTAATAAAGGTGTTGTGTGTCCCATTAGACAATGTACGAACATAGCCACGAGTTAACGTGGCTATATCGTTCATGATAAGTAACGCCCGTTCGGGCGATCTGATTAACATATTAAACTCCTTAACCGATTGGAATCATTGCGACTTGCTCAAAGTTATATGTGACATGTGAGCTGGACGTACAGTCCCACGTCGAGCCGAGTAGTTTATACAACTGCTCTTTCTGCTCGAACGTAAGAGGTACCTCTTCGCCTTCAACCACGTCATTGCTGTAGTTTCTGTGCAAGTCATACAGAGGACGATCTGAGTTGCCAAACGTTGCAGAGCTGACCATGAGCCAGCCATATGTCGGCAGCAAAGGTACGATTTCCAATACTTTGTCGTACCGTTCCTGATTCCAGTAGTGGTATCGCATTGACCAGTGCTCGATCTGGTCAGGAAGGCTATCAATAAATGCCTTCCATGCTACATCGTAGTCTTGACTGCAGCATATGAGAGTCCAATGACTTTCGTGGTCTTCATCAACCTCTTTCATGCTTGCAACCCATACAGTTGGTACTGTGATGGGAAGCGCGGGTTTCATCTCCATACCCCATTTGTTTTTCGGCATAACTAAACGTCTCCTTCATACTTACCAAGCGATGCACGGAACTCTTTGATTGCTGCCTCATTGGCAATAATCTGGTCGCGTTCTTTTTTAACGACCTCAAACCATTCATCACGCAACACGGACATGCGGTCTGCTACATCGTGACCAGTCATGTCGGTGCGGTGCAGGTCACTAACCCACATGTCACCAACCTGATGCAGCTCTTGCTTGCTGCCGTACATGGTGTTAATCCAAGCCTTAACACACACATCGTAGTGTTCGGTCTGGTGATTGTAGTCACACTGGATGTCGATGTTGTCATCAAACAACACACTGCCAGAAGTAAAACACCGGCTGCCCATCGTGTACCACGACAGCGCTTCGTCCCACTCTTGTTTTAATACGCAGACCATTGCGCATTGAAAATACATACGAGCATCGCTCGTTTCGTAGTCATCTTTATATGGTTTCTGGTTAACGATTGACCAGAAGTAGGTGCGTCGATAAAGCGTCTCAAGCAACATGGTCTTGATGTGACCGATGATACTTTGTCGTCCGCTTTCATTAACGATGTTTCCGTTGAAACAGATATCAATATCTTTCATGACTAAACTCCTTGACCCAAATAAAAATAAAAAAAGGGAGGGCTTTCGCCCTCACCACTAGAACTTCCCGCGAATGGAGCGTGACCGGCTTCCGCTGTACAACGCCAGCAGGCGGTCATCAGGCGAGGTGACGTAGATCTTGTGATCCATCAACTCTTCGCGCTCCAACTCAGCGAGCATCGCATCGCTCACATCATCAGGCTCTACACACATCAGCGTGGTATGAGCGGACATCGTTGGGGTACGCAGTACCCATTGCTTGCTGGATGCACCAGCTTTTTGCTTTGCTGCCATAGCAGTCTCCTTCTGTGTGCGTTCACGAGTCGCACCCCTCGCTAACATCACATCCACTCAAGCGTGGTGTCGATGAACTCCTCAAGCGTCCCACCAATCCAATGTGCAACGTGCACACTAGGGAAGAAACGCCCAATGGTGAACTCGAACGAGCGGTCACCAATCATGCTGATAGTGACATGCTTGCGCTTGCCACCAACACTACGAACACCACGGTAAAACGTGGTACGAAACAACCCATCTTTTCCAATCATCGTGTCACCTCATTGTTCACATACATGTCATGGCGCATGTTTTCAATCTCAACCTGATGCTGACGCTCAAGGTCAGCCTGTGCAGTCACATGTGCAAAGTACAAACCACCACACACGACAGCCCATCCAAATATCTGGAACAGCACAACACCGTTGCGCTTTACCCATGGCCAGCACTCCTTGGCAATACCAATGATTGCAAGGATGGCCCAGAGCACCATCGACCCAAGGAAGATGTCTCGCCCAATGACACCATGACCACGAGTGACAATCATCTCAATGACTGCCACGAGCCACAACAACGAACAAACGACAGACCAAACGTATACAGCAAACAACATCATGCACCTACCTTCTGCGCCTTGCGCTCCAACAACAACGTATTCTCAACAGCAATAAGCGTGTCTTCAATGTCTAATAACTTCACATACCAAGCAGTATGTGCCTCAGTACCCATAACAGGCTCAAGCATCATGTGACGAAAGGATTGATTGCGTAGTTTTTCACGCTGATATTCAAGTTGTCGAACGGTCATAATAAACTCCATAAAACAAAGAAAAGGGGCACTCGTCGCCACGAGTACCCCAATGTATTTTTGATAAAAAAACTACCCGGTTTGGTGTACCGGGTAGTGTGTGGATTAGAGGGTCTTCCTCCAAGCCAGCAGTTCCGAGTTGGCCACCTTGACCGACTCTGGAACATCGACCTTCTCGATGCCCTTGCCCCATGCATCTGCAAGCACACGCATAGCATCGGTGATGTGCTCCAAGTCGGTGTAGCCGTCAGTGTAGTAGTCGGTGACTACTTTCTTGCACACACTGACAGACTTTTGACGTGCCGCCTCGATAGCGTCGGAACCCAGACGGGCGGCGCGAATCTCGCCGATTTCCGACTGTTTCATCTTGATTGCCGCATCACGGGCGATAGGCAAACCTGTTTCATTGGCATGAGCGAGAAAAGCGCGAACGATTGACGTAGACATTGTTGATACCTCCAAGTATCGGTGAACCCAACTAAACCCAACTAAACCCAACTAAACGAACGGAAACGAATAAGAGCGGGTGAACCCGTTCGTTTCACCCGCTCCGCATCCGCCGGGAGCGAACTGCACGCTACCGACACACATGAGGTGGCAGCTTGCAGCTGTTGCTTAGATAGCCCATGGCCGACCCCCACCCACCGCCCACCCACCCGCAACCCCCTGCCCTCTCAATCGATAGTTAGTTGTGACTCCGACAGATATATTCTCTCTATCTTCTATACTATTTCTCCCATCGGAGAAACACATTTACCCGCGTAGAAAAAGGGTCCCATACAATTGTGGTACCATATGTTATACATATATTGAGGTGTGCCATGTTTTTGTTGACCCACGGTAATGACAGTGAAGTAACTGTGCAGCAGAGTGCTACAGCTGGCTACTCTGTGACAGTAAAGCGCAAGGATGAGGATCCAGCTTATGTAACCAACCTGTCGTTAGTTGAGGCTGCGCAGCACTGTGCTAATCTCCGTAACGACGGAGTAAAGGTTCCAGCTCGTTTTGTAATCGACTTTTTGATGCTGGCGCTTGACAGTATTGTTTGTTTTGTAGACGCAGACGGTGAAGAGGGTGAACAAGGTTGACGCACCTTGAAATTATTTATTGCGGTAATAGCATTAGTGAGTATCTATTTGATCCACGACGTGCTACAGAACAAGCGTCAGGCATAGATCTACAGTACATCGGCGAGAAGACTGTGCCTGTTCGCCCAGATCAGATTGTATTAGTGCCTACAGGCATGAAAATCAAGCTAGAGAAAGGCTTTGAAGCGCAGGTGCGTACTCGTAGCGGAATGGCATATAAGCACGGCATAGTGGTCTTAAATAGCCCCGGCACGATTGATGCAGATTACACAGGTGAGATAAAGGTCATTATCAAGAACATGAGTGATGACACGTTTGTGTTTGTGCCGGGGATGCGCATAGCGCAACTCGTTATTGCTCCTGTGTGTATGTGTGAGCCTGTAGTGGTTGAGTCGGGATCGTTGTTTGAAACCACACGTGGTTCTGGTGGATTTGGATCTACAGGAGTATAGTATGGCGTATTACAACGAGAGTAAGTTACAGCCTGTACACGCAGCTGACGCTTGGAACCTTGACCGATATCTTTTTACGGCTCTTGCTTACATTGCAAGGGCTGGCAAAAAGAGTGGTTCTAATTACGATGACGATGTATTAAAGGCACTGTGGTTTTTAGCGTACGCTATTACAAAAAACACTGACTATGCAGACACTGTACTTAGCGTGTGTAAAAACCTATTGCCGGGAGCACAACATGAAGAACAATCCCAAGCGGATACGTCCATTAAACTTTCCAGCTATGTTGGTACTACGCCTAACACCGGAGATGTTAGCGAGTATAGAGGCATATGCAGGGAAGCGGAATCGGAGCTGGTTCGTGAGAAGAGCGATAGAGCATTACACGGACTACCTACGGACTATAGCTAATAAAGCTAACTGACAGTTTTCCTACTTAGCTCAGTGGTAGAGCCTCCGGCTGTTAACCGGATGGTCGCTGGTTCGATCCCAGCAGTAGGAGTCCCCCATGCACGTAAACGCACTGGGGAAGATGATGCCACCGTACGGTCCTTACTCTTTCTCCCGTATGGTGGTATTATTCTTTTGCCACCGAGAGGTGAGCTTTGTATAGAAAGCAGAAAACTCCTCTTCTGTCCGACATACTCAAACTCTGCAAACAGAAAAGACCAGCCCTGTCACGCTGGTCTTTTTTGTTATAATCAACACATGTATGAATACGGAATCAAGTTTAAACGAGTCATTGATGGCGATACTTTTGTTTGTGATATCGATCTTGGTTTTGGCATCTGGATGGTGGATCAGCATTGTAGGCTCCACGGAATTGATACACCGGAGAAAACAACGGCGGAAGGGAAGAAATGTGTCCTAGAAGCCAAGTTCTGGTTTGATGATGCAGCAGCTAGGCTTGAAAAATTTACAATCCAAGTAGAAGCTAAGGCAGACAAGTATGGGCGCAGGTTGGTCACTGTACGCAGCGACAAGGGGTATTGCACACTTAACGAACAGTTAGTCCGCGATGGGCTTGCTGTTCCATATTCAGGTGGAAGTAAATCAGCAAGGAAAGTAGTACGTGCAACAGCTATTATCACAGATGCAACTTGATTCAGTTCTAGTAGGAATCATAATTGCTAGTGGCATTATGTTCATCTATCAAAAGATTACTGACTATGGAAGTTATTTGAATTTCCGTAAATGGTGTAAAGAGCGCGACATATCCGATGATGAGTTAGACAAGAATAGTATTCCGAAGTATTACGCCATGTGGAGATTATCTCAGTTAGATGGAATTGAGATAATAGAGCACAAAGGAGATAACGATGCCTTACGTAAATAAAGCTAGGCCATACAAGAAAGAATACGCTCAGCAAAAAGCTCGTGGCGAGCACCCATTACGCATGGATAGGCAACGCGCTCGTAGAACTATGGATGCCAAGGGAATTGACCGTACAGGGAAAGACATAGATCATAAGAAACCACTATCTAAAGGTGGTTCAAACTCAATGAGTAATTTGATATTAAAGAGTCCATCTGCCAATAGATCATTTCAACGAAACAGCGATAGATCAGTAAAATAAAAAAGGCCCCTCTGTGAAGGGGCCTTTAGATTCGCTCGTCCTAACTGTCGCTATAGTGGCATGATGGGCGGACTTTTAAGATATCATCGCGTTTCATGAGTAATATACCATGTATTACATTATGGTACAATAGGCCATCAGCCCCGGTGGTGGAACGGTAGACACGACAGACTTAAAATCTGTTACCGCAAGGTGTACGGGTTCGACTCCCGTCTGGGGTATGGAGGAAAGATGGCAGCTACACTTAAGTATATTCAGCCTGATGCTGAAGAATTCATGGTTCATCTTGCACGAGTATCATCGGATAATGAGGATAATCCTGATTACGTCAAGTTATTAAACTACTGTATGAGGAAAGAACATTGGTCTGTGTTCCAGATGTCAGATGTAGTCATGGAAATCTACACATCTAGAGCTATTGCAGCGCAAATATTGCGTCATAGAAGCTTCCATTTCCAAGAATTTAGCCAACGTTACGCAAACCCAAGCAAGATTGAGTTAGATCTTCCTGTTATGCGCCGTAAAGGTAGCACTAATCGTCAAAGTAGCTTGATGTTTGACGATCCAGAGACACAATTTCAAATGGACAACAAGGCCCTTGCTCCTGTATTGGTAGCAATAAGAGCTTATGACGACCTTGTAAAGTCTGGAGTTGCTTTAGAGTCAGCAAGAATGGTACTTCCATTATGCGTAGGCACTAGAATGTATATGAAAGGCACTGTAAGAGACTGGTTGCACTACTGTAGAGTGCGCATGGATAGCCATACACAGCAAGAACACCGTGAAATTGCTACAGATTGCTGGAATGTTTTATGTAAAGTGCTTCCAAATACTACAAAAGCGTTTGAGAAATACCATTTAGGAGAAAAGAATGATTAATCAGTGCACAATTGTTGGGCGTTTAGTAGCGGACCCGGAGTCTCGTCAAACACCTAATGGAAAATCTATTTGCAACGTGCGACTTGCAGTAGATCGAAAAGGAAGAGAGAAAGAGACTGACTTCTTTACGTGTGTTGCATTTGGTCAAGGTGGTGACGCGCTTGCTGAATATGCAACTAAGGGTCGCCTATTAGGTATTGTTGGCAAAATACAACTAGAGCAATACGTAAACAAGGAAGGCGCAAAGCAACAGACGGTTAAAATCATTATTGACAATTGGCAACTACTTGATAGTAAGAAAGAAGAGATTGAAAGCAGATTAAATAGTAGTCCGCCAAATCCTAAGCCAGCTGGTCAATTAAAAGTAGATGATATAGATGATCCATTTGCAGATGACTAACATGAAAGTCCGCTATATGCGGACTTTTTTTATGTATAATGCATAGAGGTGATCAAATGGGAGTTGTTAAAAAATATCAAAATCCATCAGGCGGATTAAACGCTGCTGGTCGCGCACATTTTAAGCGTAAAACAGGAGCCAATTTAAAACCGCCAGCACCAAACCCAAAGACAAAGGCAGACGCAGGACGTCGTGCCTCTTTTTGTGCGCGTATGTCTGGCATGAAGGCAAAGAATACGTCTTCAAAAACAGCTAATGATCCAAATAGCCGAATTAATAAATCTCTGAGAGCGTGGAACTGCTAATGCGTAAAACTATGGGCCAGATGATGGGCATGAAAATTGGTGGACACTCAGGAATGAGTAAGTCTATGGCTAAAGCCGAAAAGCAAGAATATAGCAAAAAGGGCATGTCGTCAAAAATGATGGCAAAGCATGAAAAAGCCGAATACGGAAAAGGCAAAAAGTGCCCTAAGTGTGGAAAAGCAAATTGCGGATGTAAATATTGAGAAAACATCCGGGATTTAAAGCTGTGCAAGGAAAAATTGCTAAACAGCAAAGGGTTAGCCAAGAAGCAGCTGGAGCAATTCTTGCTGCTTCATCACGTAAGGCGTCCGCATCGGCTAAACGGAAAAACCCACGCCTACGAAAAGTAAAGTAGGTAGCAAAATGCCAAAAGAACCGACATTTGGATTTCGCAAACAGCAAAGGTTAGGGCGTGAGAATAACGTCAAAGTTGAAAAACCAAAGAAATCTGCACCAAGTTTTTCACGCCAAAGATTCGGCATGGATCCGACAATAAGCACAAGTGTAAGTAAGCGCAATGCAGCTGCTTTAGGTGCAGGTAAAGAATATCAGGGAAAAGCATTAGCCAATGACGAAAACAAGCGCCAAGCTAATATGGCTGGCAAGATGCGACAGCAGATGCTTAACACGCGAAAGGCAAATCAGTTCCGTGCTGAGCAACGGCGTAACGCAATGCGCTCTCGTATGCGCGGTGCTGGACGTGCAGGTGGAGCAATTGCTGCAGGGCTAGGCGCAGTAGGGGCAATGAGTGATGCTTTATCAATGAATGAAGCACAAATTAACAAGGCCAAGTCGCAAACTCGTATGCAAGGTGCTCCATCTCCAATGATTCCGGGTAATCGTGAGCAAATTGTTGGACAGCGACAAGGACGTATGTTTAACGAGCGTGGACAAGCTACGTCCGCAAAGTCTGTTATGCCACCTAAAAAAGGTGTGATGTCTAAGGGCACTGCTGGTAAAACGTCTACAGCAAAAGCTGGACCTAGCCGTGCACCAATTACAAAGGCACTTGGTATTAAGAAGTAGGAGAGATCTATGGCCTCTGCATTAATGAATATGATGGTTGACGAAGAGAAAAAGGCTGGACGACAAGTTGTTCGTCCTACTAAAACAGTTCGTAAACCTGTATCAACAAAAGCACAAGAGATGGTTCAAGATGCAGAGGCTAAGTCAGAAGCTGACGTAAAAACACGATTAGCTGATTACAACAAGCGCCTCGAAGGAACAGCACAACAAAAGCCAATTGTTGATGTAGGAGATTTATCAACATCATTTGCAAATCCTAATTTACCAATACGTGATGTTAGGCCAGAAAAAAGCGGTATTTTTGCTCCGGGGCCAAGCACTGCTGTTGGGCAAGTAGGACGTGAATACAAGGGCGAAGCTGGAGACGTTGCTAGTGCATTTTTGCAACGATACGGATCCGGAAAACCACGTGAGTTAGATGTACCAGCGTCTCGCACCACTGAAGAAGAAGAACAGTATCGTGCAGCACAAAATAGAATGGCTGCTGGTGAGGATGCTGGCTTAGCACAACAACTTGAAACGGGTATGGCTGGACGAAAACCAGTGCAAGTACCTGCACCTGCACCATCTCTGGGTCAATGGATGGGTAAAGGCACACGACCTGCACAACAAGAGGCACCAGAAGCACCAGCTGTTGGTGGTCAGAATTTATTAGATGAACAAGGGAATCTGCGTCAAGCTGTAGACTTTTTTGATAAACCATTTACTCCGGGTGAAAAGAAATTTGGCACTGCAAAGGACTTTATTCCGGGAGCAAATCCACAACAAAAATTTGAAACACGAGAGAATCCAGCTGCAAACCAACCTCGGTCAACTAACTTTACTGCTGATTTAGATAGCGAGAAATTACTATCGTCTTTTCAAGGGAATGAAATCCCAACTATGACGATGGTTGGAAAGTTGCGATCAGCTGTTACGGCTGGTGTAAGTTTGCCAGAAGCAGCAAGGCGTGTATTCAATGGCGCTACTGATGCTGACCGAAATAGTCCAATGTACAAGGTGCTAGAAACCTTTAATACATTCCAAGGTAATGCTCGTACCGATGGGCAAAAACGTATATTAAACGATGGCTTAGCTGCTATTGCAGATTATTTTGATCGTGGATCTAAACCGGGTTCAAAGCATAGCACCGAAACATTTAACGATGCAATTGATTTATTTAAATTAGCTGGTGATCCAGATTATCGCCCGCAAGATGTTTATGAAGTATCACCTGCGTTAATGGAAGCAATGAGTAGCGATGAAAATTCTATTTTTGCTACTAAATTCGGATCACAGAAAGATCGTTCAGAGCGCACAAAAACTCGTCGTTTTGATGCGGTTTACACAGGAATTAACAAGTCCGTTAGTGGTGTAGCCAAAAAAGTTCTTACTAGCATGTCGCGTGGTAATGCTCCAGCATTTGTTGCTGCGCGTGACGTTGCAACAAGCGTATTAGGTCCATTGGCAATACAGCAACCTGAAGGTATGTCTTCAGTGGATTGGACGGAATCTAATACTGTACGTAGAAATATAGTTGATTCTATTTACATGGATGTTGCTGACATGTACGAGCGTCGCAACATGGGAAAAGCCTTTAGCTTCAACGAGGCTATGGGTAACGATATTGTGGCTAGGCGGTTTGGTGGACAGTTTGACATAGCCGCAACATTGCGACAAATTACTGAACCAAATTTCTCTGGGCGTGAGGCTGCTTATGTAAAAGATATGCAAGCAGCACAAATAGACCAGCAAAACAATAACAATGTTTCTGCTGCAAAAAAAGCTGCTCCATATTACACAACTCAAGCCTTGCAAATGATGTATGGCGATACTGGAGTAGAAGGATATGACAGCGGTCGTACAGTTGGCGTATCTACGGGCGCTGGTTCAGACTTAGTAAGTAACATGCGAGCGTCGGAACAGCGGATGATTGAAGCTGATATTAAACGTGATGTAAAGCCATTACGTACAGATATGACACCACATCAGTTACTTGGTGCATTGTTTGCTGAACAAGGTGTTCCGTCTTCATTATTTAGTTTTGCTACTCCACGTTTAGCTACACAACAAGCATTAACTACTGGTGAAGCGCCAGATGGAAAGACGACAAATTTTAGATTACAAAATCATCCAGACTCTACATTGCAAGTAACATCTAAGTCTGGCTCACCGATTAGTTTTGATGATCGTAAATATATTTTAAAAATGCAATCGTTACTTGAAGGTGCTGAAAACCCATCATCTTTAATGAAGCAATTACAGACCGATCCTAGATTTAAAGAATTAAGCAAACGAAATACTTTTACATTAGGAAGAACACGAAACTTAGACATCGTTCAAAATGAATTTGGCGATATGAGTAAAGGTGCTCGTGTTGTAAGTGGATCAAAAGCTAGTTTAGAGACAATGGCTGATGTAGTCAGTGACCTTAAGCAGTTAATGCGAATTCCTGCAGATGAAAACGGAGTTCTGTATGTTGATAAGGCAGGTGCAGAAATGTACGACACTGCCAAGGCAATGCAGACACGTTTAAAATCCAACTTAGACATGTACGAGAAAAGCGGTGATGAATATATTCTAAAGTCGGCTAAGGCGTCTGCAGATTTCCCATCTGTGTTAACACCGGATCAGTACACTGGCTTACGCGGTGCACTTGGTCAATTAAATTCACTGATCACGTCAGCTGATGACATTAGATCGCAAGTTGGTGGCGTTGGTGTATCTACAGGCTTCCAATTAAAAGGTGATGGCACACCTGACTTCATGCGTCCTCGTCAGGTCACTGGTTCTGCTAGGTTGGATCAGACGCTTGATATGTTAGATCACTGGTCATCTGGTGGTTCGGAAGTCAACTTTAAAAAATTATTTTCAGGAATTAATTTAGTTGAGGGTGCACGTCAATCCACAAGATCTACCGTGCAACTCATGCCTGTAGACGTCAATGGTAGAACAATCAATGATAAGAATTTAATTAAGTCATATGATGTTGATCCTAAAACAGGTACAGCTAACGTACAACAATTCCAATTAAAAGAGGGTCGATATGTACCTGTTATTGGTGAAGATGGAAAACCAAAAACGGTAAAGGTTCGCACAAATCAGCAAACAGAACGCGTTGGTGTTTCTACGGTTGCTACTCAGGGTGCCTCACAGGGCAAGTATGGCTTACCTGCAAATTACGTTGTCTCATCGTTTAATCAATTGCATTCAGAATTAAATACCGCATTTAAAAACTTCCCTGAAGCAGTTGATTCATTTGCTAAGTATGTATTGTTTACTGGTGACGAGAACGTCATTAAGCAGTTGGGCGAGACAGGTATTACTCAGCAGGAGTTACAACGCGTTGTCACAGACATGAGTCGTAGACAAGGAAGCGCATTGCACTCTATTTTAGAAATTGCGAGAGGACGTGATTTTAAGCCAGATAGTCGTGCGCCGGGAACAATGAATGGAACATCTGGGCCACGAAGCAGTGAAAGCAGACTTGAACGTGATGTCATTAACAAGGTTGATGCTGGTGACAGGCGAGCAGCTGAAGACATTATTATTCAAAACCACAAAACTAAAATTCAAAGTGCATTTGCAACTGCACGTAACATATACCTGCAAGAAGGCTCAGGTACAGATAAAGAAGCACAGATATCTCGTATCGTAAAGTCTGTTCTTGAAGATAGAACAAGTGATGTAGACATTACTCCTGAATTGCGTCCAGCATTTGAACAAGCTGTAAAAGACCAAGTTACAAGTCTTGTTTATGATGACAAGAACAATAATCGAGCACGAATGTCCTTTATGGACGCTGTGTACGGTTATGCTGGAGATGTCGTCACAGCAGAAGCAGAAGCTGGAAATGTCAAATCAGCACCAAATGTTCGTGGTGCTGGAGTAGACATTGGTGAAGGTAAAGGGCGCATAGACGACAGGAAAACATCCAAAAAGAATCTTGTCACTACTGCTATAACCGATGCTATTAATTTAGTTAATTTTGGCGCAGATAGTAAGGCTCGTAAAAGTCTTGTTGCAAGTAAATCTACATTTACGCAGGGCATTGATATGGCGATTTCAAATTTTGAAAAAGCTACAACGCCAGAAGCAAAAAATAATGCGTTAATGGACCTAGTGAAACGTATTGCAACTGCAAAAAATAATGGGATTAGTATGCCAACTACGGCAGATGGAGTTGCATCAAGTGGTGGTCGATTACCCGGTTTTGACATAAATATTGCTGAATTGGATCTATCGCCTGCGCAAAAACGCAAGTTAGAAATGACTAGAAAGCGAGCACTGTTACGTCAAGCAAAGTTAGGTGTCAAAACAGTAGACAACACAGAAGACTTGCCTGCAACAACTGACACATCTCGTGAACAACGACCAAGGCAGACACCTAATCCTGCAAAACAACAATCTGTTGACTATACAAAGATGTCTTCAAGTGACATTTCACAAATGGCCACCAAGGTCATTAGGGAGATTAAACAACTTAACGGACAGATTGGTACTGCACAAGAAACACTACAGCAGTTACGTAAAGTCAAACCGGCAAAGGCAGATGTTAACGCGCACCTTAAACAAATTGCTGAAGTCGAAAAGAACATCAAGACATTACAGTTGCAAGTTGACGGTAAACAGGGAGATAAACAAGAACTTGTTGGCGAGATTTCAAAAGCAAAAATTCGTGAAGAACGAGTTGCTCAGGAAGAAGCTAAAACTCAAGGTAAAAAACAACGTGTAAAAATTAATAACGGATTAGGATTAACCATCAAGAATGATAAAGTCCATCCGGGATACATAGATATTTTAGAGTCAGCAAATAGTGTCTTTAACCGTAATGGAAAAGTAATGACAAAAGCTGATGCAGTTAAAGTTCTTATGAAGGCCGGTATTCCTGAGAATGAAGCAACTGGATTGCTTACAGAAGTAAATGCAAGTAAGGGTGAATCTGCTGGATTTAATAGAGGCTCATTAGACAAAAAATATGCCGTCGTTGGGCCAGATAAAGCCAAATACGTTGCAATGGGAACACGAATTGCAAACGGCTTATTTAAATCTGATACAGAATTAACGCAGCAACGTGCAGCATTTAAACCGTCAAGTAAATCGCCAACTCCAATAGCAACACAAAAACCTGTAGTTGCACCAGCCAAACCACAAAGTAGAGCTGATGCAATGCGAGCTAGTATGCGAGGAGCAAAGGGTAAAGCTGCGGGTGCTGGCTTAACGTTATGGGGACTCATCAAAACAACCGGTGAAGCTTTGGATAACAGGAGTAAATAATGCCTCAAAATAAACAAACTAAGATATCTCGCAGACCTCAGCCAAGTCCGGAACTAGACAAGAAAACTGCAGATTTATTGCAGATGTATTCAGCTCCAACTGCAACATTTGGACAATTTATTGCTCCCGGTGTTGGTGGCAGAATTATGGGTGATGTAGCGCTTGCTGGTAATCAGAAACCACAAATCGGACAAGCCTTTCATCCAGATATGCCACGCGATGCTCGAATGAATGGGTTGCTTTCGGCTGCAACTACTCTTGGGTTAGATCTTACTACCGATGCCGGATTACGGGCATTGATGACACTTCTTGCAACAAGAGGTGTTGGAGCAGCAAATAACCCAATGGTGCAATCTGCAATATTTGCTGGAAAAGGGCAGTTAATGAATCCGGTATATAACAATATACGTGAACAGATATTTGACAAAAACATTGGCGAGAAAGCAGCAGATGCTACAAAGTCAGTAGATTCATTTTTTAATCAAGGAAAAATGCAAGCGCAGTACGGAGAGTTGCTTCCATTATTAGAGATGATTGCGCAACAACCGGGTGCAGCTGATGATGTGACTAGTTTAGAGGGTGTTACAAGAGATAAGGTGATTAACCAAAAGCAAGATATTAATCAATTTTACTCACAACCTTTTAAAAATATTTTGCCTGCAAATGTACACCCTACGGTAGATAAAATGACTGCAGACTTTGTTGATGTAGCTACCGACGTTAATAGAAATGTAAAAAATTCAGTCCGTGGTGGTGTTCGTGACGCACAAAATGTTGGCCGTGGAATAAAAAATGCGTTCCAACAAAATTTACAGCGTCTTTTATCTGGTAAATAATGACAACTGAAATTGCAACACGTGAATTGAATGGCGCAAAAATTAAATTATGTGCGTCAATAAAGAAAAATGGTGAACGCTGTAAAAACATTGCTGTAACTGGACGTGATTTTTGTATGCATCATGGTGGAAAAACATTGACTGGGGTAGATAACCCAGCATTTAAAACGGGACTATGGAGCAAACAACGGCGTAGATTTAGTCAAGTTGCACCTACTTTGCTAACCCGCATTGATGAATTAAGAGAAGATCCAGATTTATTTTCGTTGCGTGATGATGCTGCCTATCTAACAGCACTAATGGATGTCCGTGCAGAAGCTGCAAGCAACGGCATCTCTGTAGAGCATTACGAGTCAATCAAAGATCAAATGACTACCTGTCGAGCTACGTATGGCACTGATGAATTTATGCCAGCATTTAAGCAGCTTGGCAAAATCATTAATGAAGGTATTGACTTGTATAGAGCAAGCCAAGATGTCGTTAATTTAATAGACAAACGAACGGAGATCGTAGAAGCAGAAGCACGTATGATGCATACAAAAGCATATACACTTGAGGTTGATCAGGCGTATAGCTTAGCAATGCAGATATTAGGCGTAGTCAAACAATGTGTACGTAATGTAGATGAACTTAATGCAATCAAAGCCGGTTTTTCAAAATTGCTCAAACAGTATCAACAAGATGATGTTATGGATGCAGAGATTATAGATGAGCAAGACGACACTGAGTAAAGCTGCGCCACGCGCATTCAGAAAATACGTTAAGCCAACAAAGCCTCTTGCTGTCGCATTATTAGAGGCGCTTGGTGACGAGTTGTCTCAAGCTATTGAAGTTGGTGATTATGACAATGGTGTTGCATCAAAGTTAATTGGTCATGAGTTGTCATATGAATCGTGGCTATCAACATATGCCCCACATGCTGCCTCAAGCAAACTCGGCGATCACCATCACAGGGCATGGCAATGGGCTGAAAAGTTAGAACCTGGATTCACTCCACCAGCTCTTATTGAATGTTGGTTTCGTGGTGGTGGTAAATCAACCACAATGGAATTAATTGTTAGTCGTTTGGCAGTAAAGGCAACACGCAGGTTTGTCGTGTATGTATGTGCTACTCAAGATATGGCGGATAGGCACGTACAGGATATTGCAACGGCAATGGAGCGATGTGGTATTGAAAGAGCTGTAAATAAATATGGATTCAGTAAAGGTTGGAATGCCAGCAAACTCCGTACGGCAAATGGTTTCAACGTTCTTGCGTTTGGTCTTGATACTGGCGCTCGTGGTGTCAAGTTAGACCACCTACGTCCAGATATGATCATTCTTGACGACATTGATGAGTTAGATGATTCGGTCAATGCTGTAGACAAAAAGATCCGTACGATTACACAGACAATCCTTCCTGCTAGAAGTACTGACTGTGCAGTTGTGTTTGTCCAAAACCGTATTCATGCAAATAGCGTAATGAGTCACGTATTGAGTGGCGAATTGGATATGTTGCAGAATCGCATACAGAGTCCAATTGTTCCTGCAATTCATGACCTGCAATATGAAACATTTGAACGCGAAGATGGACGCATTGGATACAAAATTACAAATGGCACTCCTGCGTGGGAGCATAAGACTATTGATGTGTGCCAGCACGAAATTGACACATATGGCCTTCTTTCGTTTTTACGTGAGTGCCAGCATGAAGTTGGTGTTGGCGGATTGTTCTTTAATTCGTTTAAGGAATATGGACCAGAGGGTATTAACTGGCACGTAGTAGACCATGTAGATGTTCAACCATGGTGGCGTGTCTGGGGTAGTCATGACTTTGGTACAGGAGCACCAGCGTGTTTTTTATTGTACGCAAGTGACGACAATGAGAATGTATATGTGCTTGGTGAAATGTACGAACAAGGACTTGTGAGCAGTGCGCAAGCTCAAAGAGTCCTAGACATGCTTGAGAAGTATAAACTTGCAGAGCCGTCAAACACAAAACTACGTGATGGTAGATGGAATAACAAACTCGAAGCCATTGCGTTTGACTGGGCAAACACTTTCCCTCCAATGAATGCGCAGGATCGCATTGGTGAGTATCCAGTCGAAGTTTGGTGGGAGCGTAATCTTCCGGCTGTGCGAGCTGTTAAAGACAGGAAGGCTGGCTGGAGACGTGTTAAAGAATGGTTAGAAGCATCCACTGTTGTTAATGGAGTCCCTAAACCCAAACTACAGATAGTGCGTGGTACATGTCCTAATTTAATTAAGCAACTAGCAAACACAATGGCTCACCCACGCGATCCAGAAGATATTGATAGTGGAACAAAAAACGATCACGCTATTGATAGTTTTAGATACGGAATGATGTGGAGAGAATATCCAGTAAAATGTCCTGAAGTGTCATCTGAAAGTAGCAGTTCTGGAAAATATGTTCCACGCTGGATGAATAAAGGTAAAAACTCAGAATGGGTGTAGAAGTCGCGATCATAATTTCTGTGTGTGCTATAGCTCATGTGTATTTAATGGCGAGAGTTATGGTTATATTGCGTGAAATTAAAGATGAAAGAGTATTGATTGCGCAAATTAATGACGGGCAGAAGTGGGTATAAATATGAGCCTTCAAGACATGGTACTAAATAGCCTCATGGGTGGCGCAAACAAGCAGCCAAAAGTTACTGCTTATCAGAAAAATCCGTCAACAGGAACGATAGGCTCATTTGATTCCAAGTCATTAGAGAAGACGGAAAAAGACAACCTTAAACTAGATCTAAATAATAAAGATTGGAAGGTGTCTCCAAAAGAACAGCCTGAAGAAGCTCGCAAGATTACAACATTCGTCAAAGAACAATTTGATCTTGCTTACAGAGCGCGTCAAGAAATGGAACTAGAGTGGATTATGGCCACTGCATTTTTTGAAGGGCGCCAGTGGTTTAGGATCAATAGTGAGACAAGAAACCTAGTATCTATACAGAACGACAAAGAACCTAATAGATACATGACTGTCAATAAGATACGTCCTCTTGTTGATGGAGTTGTAGGAAAATTAACCCAGTGTTCGCCAGATGTAACTGCTGTTCCGATCAGTCACAACCCTGTAGATCTAGCTGCATCTGACGAAGCTAACTTTCTGTTGAGTCACTATAACCGCAAGTATGACCGCGAAACACAAACTAAAGAACGTGTGCGATGGGCATGCGTTTGTGGCACCTCTTACGTAAAACTTTTCTGGGATAACAATCGTGAACAAGTAGTTCCTCAAATGGATGCAACTGGCACATCAGTTATTGGCCATACGAAGATGCGTGTTGGTGATGTAGTCGAACAGATCCTACCAGCGTTTGACGTGTATTTAGATCCTTCTGCAAAACGAGACGATGATGTCCGTTGGATGATTCACGCAATGGTAAAGCCGTTGTCTTGGTTCGTAGATTCTTACGGAGACGTCGGTAAAGCCGTAAAACCAGATGCGCTATCTGGAACAAATAGTGGATATGTAGATAGTTATCTTCACGGTTCAAATGGTTCAGGGCGTGGCTGGGTTCAACCATCTACGTCACACATGAATAATCAAGATACTAAAAAGATGGCTGCTGTTGTATATGAATATTGGGAAAAGCCATCTGCTCTGTATCCGGATGGACGTTATATTGTCTCAACAAACAGTTGTTTGCTTTATGCTGGAACATGGCCATACAAGAAGAAAGACTCATTTCCGTTTATTCCACTTAGGTGGCAACCACGTTCTGGTACACCGTATGGCTATTCATTAGGGTTTGACTTATGTGCTTTGCAAAGTACATACAATCGTGTGTACTCCAGATTGCTTGAGCAATTTGAGGGACAAAAAGATTACATTTTAGTCGAAAACTTAAGTGGTGTCGGAGCCGACGCATACGACAACAGCGGTGATGACATTGATGACAAAAACCGCATCTATCGACGTATCAACTATATGCGTGGTAGTCATCCACCTACAATTCAACGGGCGCCGGGTATTGGATCTGATCTATTTCCACTGTTGCAATTTATTGAACGTGACATGATGGACATTGCTGGTTTACATGACGTATCTCAAGGTCAAGCTGCAGCTGGAACTCCTGCAGAGGCTGTGAGACTATTACAGAGAAGTGACAATACGCAGCATAGTTACATCCGTGCGGACATTGAAATTAGTGCTGCAAAAATTAAAGAGTGGGAAGTATCTCTTATTGAACAATTCGGCATCGTTCCATTTGTCGGAAACGTGCAAGGAAAGATGCTTCCACAAGATCAGATTGCTCAAGGTGTTATGCGTTTTGATGCATTGAAGTCTGGTGGTCAATATCGAATTGTGTATGTGCCGGGATCTTCAATGGAAGATGGGCCAGATCAACGGTTGCAAAAGATGGCTGCATTAAGGCAGATGGGTGTCTTTGGAGATCCAATGGATCCTGATACAAATAGGTTGTTTATTGAATTAACCAACATGCCTCATGCATCTAGGATTTATCAGCACCTTGATGGGCAGATGCAAAAGCAACAGGCTATGCAAGCTCAGCAAATGGAAATGATGCAACAACAATCAGCACAACAGAATGCTGGAAAGATGTTCAATCCTGAGCAAGAACAAATTAAAGCACAGATTGAAATACAAAAACGCACTGCCGAAATACAGGCTCAACTGGAAGCAGATATTGCTCTTGAGTCTGCAAAGGCAGGAATTATGGCAGCAGCAAATGAGGATGGTGCCATAACAGATCTTGGTAAGCAGAAAATAATGCAAACCATGCAGCCAGATGAAGAAGCTGGCAATAATTCAGAACAAGAAGGTATGATGTAAATGTCCGAAGAGATGGTGACACGAACCGCTGATTCGCCAGCAGCGGCACCGGGCAGTGCGGGTGGAGCATTGATGGACTTTGTTAGGGAAAGCGCCGTCCCTGACAACGATGGGTTCGAGGCGTTAAATAATGAACCCGTTTTTCAATCAGGTGACCACGATAATGATTACACAGATGTTTACGAACAAACTGATGTAGAAACAAGAGTAAGGCAAAAACTGCTGGATACGGTAGCTCCGGAAAAACCAGCAAACGTTCCATATGATCGATTTCGAGAAGTTAACGAGGAAGCTAAGGCTTTACGTCAACAACAAGAAGCATTAGACAAATGGCGCGATGTCATAACTCAATTTGAAAGTAGCGGTTTCAAATCTGCAGCTGATGTCCAAAAAGCATTACAGCAGCAGGAAATTGCTAGGCAGGAACAGGGCATTCGTGATCGTTGGCAACAGAAAGTCAACACCGAATACTTTGACCCTGAAGCTGCAAGTGCCTACGCAGAAGCAGAAATCAATAAGTTCAGATACGACCAAGTCGTTTCGCAGATGAACAACTATATGATTTCTCAGCAACGCGTAGAGGCATATGAACAATTTCCATATGCACGTCGGGCCGAAGATGTTGTTGAACAATTAATCAGTTCAGGTATTAGTCCTTCTGAAGCAGCTAAAGCTGTTCATAATCAAGTTCAGGGTTTAGTTGAATCATTAGTACCAGAATTGCTTGATATGGTTACAGAACGTCGTTCCGTTCCGACACCAATTGACACAAGCGCATCAGCGCAACCTGTAGTACAGCCCCAGCAACCACAGCGAAATGCGTTATCAGGAATAACGCGATTGCTTGGTATTGGGCGTTAGGAGTAACCAATGGCTATCGATTTTAACGGTGCACTTACACTCGCAGATCAAGCTGTCCTTTCAAATGATCCTCTTGTAAAAGAAATCACCATGTCCCTGCACCAGACATGGAACGCAATCAAGGACATCCCTTTCTATACATCGCCTTCCTTACGGCAGATCGGTGTACGCTATACGAACGAAGCTGGCACGATCCCGACGCCAACTTGGTCATCCATTAACGGTGAGCCAAACGCAATTAAGGGTAAGCCAAAGTCGTACGAAGAGCAGATGTATCTTATTCGCAATAAGATTACTGTTGACTCTCGTTTGCTTGACCAGCCAAATAACATCATTGATCCAGTTGAAGCACAGATCAAGATTTTTATGGAGGGTTTTGCATATGATTTTAATGACAAGTTCATTAACAACGACCCAACATCTGTTACAGCTGGAAACAGCCCAGACTGTTTCCCTGGACTTAAATATCGTTTAGAGCATCGCGCTGACTACGATATTCCAACGGACTGTCTTGTTGCACCAGCATCGACTGTTGCATCTCTTGACACAACAAGTTCCTACAACGCTCTTGAAGCTAACGGAACTGTATCTGCACTTCAGGAATTATTTGACAACTTAAACTCCCCTGATGGATCTGGCGTTGTCCTATACATGAATGAAGATACCAAGCGTCGGTTTGAATTTGTACTCCGACAACTTGGAGCTGGTACTGGTTTTAACACCGATAATGATGCATTTGACCGCTCGGTTGATACATATAAAGGTGCTAAGATCCGCACTGTAGGACGTAAGTTAGACGGAACAACTCCTGTCATTACTGCTCCTTCAAACTTTGCTGACATATATGCTGTACGCTATGGCACTGGTTATGTACAGGGTTGGCAGTCTGGTCCATTTAAGCCTGAATACTTAGGTAAGTCCAAGGAAAACGGAATTATGCACAATGTTCTGTTTGACTGGGGTATGGGTCTCTGGATGCCAAACACTCGCTCAATCGGACGCCTGCGGTTGGCAACTAACTAAGGAGGATTGATATGAGAGACGCAAAACTTACATTTGCTTACGCAACCGCAACTGCAGGTGCTACGCAGTATCTGATTTCTACGGCATCTGCAAATGGTGTTGTTACCCTTGCAATGAACGGTACCACTACTGGACCTAACGTTGCTGGTAGCTCCGTAGAACTTAATTACGGCGGGTTGGTCATGAACGGTGTTAGTGGTGCGGTAATGGATTCCAATAACGATGGATCCGTGACTGCAGCTGATTATGTGCGTGGCCAAATTCTTAATCCTTTATATGTCAATGTGGCGTTTAACCATACTGGTTTAACTGCTGCTGACACGGTTCTTGTTGAATTACACGGATCTGACACAACAGGATTTACTCCATCCGCAAGTACATTGTTAGCACAGAATACCTATACTGCTGCTGCAGCTACAGGTGATGACATGATTGTTCTTCCACTTCAGTCATATGCAAAGTTCTTACGACTCCGCGTTGTAAGTGCGACTGCACGAAGTGGAGCAACTATTAACATCACTCGCATGCACATCCAGAATGGACGTGAGGGAGTACTCTAGATATGAATCTAGGCCAAATTAAACGCAATGTTAGGATGCTAGGTAGGAACTACTTTGGCACTGACGCAGACCGTGATCCATTTGGCCTAGACTATCTAATTCTAGAACAGGCCAACCAGATAGCCCGACAAACGGACTGTCTGGTTGGCCGTAGGTATTTAGATTTAACTGTAGATGTTAATGACTACTGCGCACCAGATATCTACAGGATTAAAGTCATTAAAGTTTTAGACACATTAAACGAGTATCAATCAACTAGATTATTTGACTTTAGTAATCAATATATTGATTCATGGCGAAATCTACCAAGTAGTGATCGTCCTGAGATAGTTGTATTGAGAGGGATGAATAATATAAGCGTTTACCCAGCTGTAAACGCTACTCTTACAAATGGCCTTCTGATTGAAGGTTATGCACAACCCGGTGATAACTGGGCATATGATTCAGCTGGAACTCCATTACCTAATACTGATGCAACTGAATGTCCTTTACCGGAAGTTGCACATGATTGTTTAGTTTATGCTGTATTGCAAGCTCGTGGTATGCAAATGGGCGATGCTAATGCAATGCAAATATTTAAGCCAGAGTACCTACAACGCCTTGCAATGGTTGACAATTACGCAAGCATTTACGCTAGAAGGACACGGTAATGGCAAAAGGTTTTGTTGATCTTAAAAATGAAACTCTCAGGTTATTAAACGAACCTTTTGATTCTGTGATTGCAGAACTACCAGATGGCGTTGGCGGTGTCACAACATCTAGCAATGATGTGATTTTACAGTATCTAAACGATGCAGCTTTTGAACTTTGCAGAACGTGTGTTTACTTGCCAACTACTTTGACTGTGGCATCACACACTGGGCGCACATATGACTTTAGTGCTTCTGTATTAGCATTTCCAATAACAGTACATATTAATAGTGCAACCGCACCTATTATTCACTGTGGTGAAAATGAATTGCGATCTTATGATTTAAGTTACACGACCACAGCTGGTGAGCCAACTTATTGGTATGAAGCTGGTTATAGCAATTTAGGCTTCTATCCCGTTCCGTCTACATCAATTGCTTTTACTGCACGTGGAGCTGGACTACCGACTGCTATAACTGCGGGAGCAGGAACATTTTCATTTATTAGTGACGATTTATTGATGCAAGCGTTGCCATGTTATGCAGCTCGTAAAATAGCATTAAAGAACTACGATGACCCCTCTATTGTTGGCAGGGCATTCTGGGGGGATTGGTACGATCAAGTGCGCATTCAATTATGGACTAGACTTGATCCATCATATAAAGGGCCTAACGGTATTTTTTCTGTTCCGCCAGTTGCACAAGCAGGAGGAAAGTAATGAATATTGCATGGGGCAGATTAATCCTTTTGGCACTTGGTGCGTTTGTTGCATCAGCTGCTCCTGAGTTTGATTCGGCATGGAAGGCAATGCACGTTCCAGAGAATGCGTCATTTGGCATGGTGACACGCAGTTTATTATTGTGTAGCATAGAAGGCATCAGGGCTGGTATACCGGCTATGACAACTGCGTTGATTGCCTTCTTCATGCGACAAGATAGCAACCTACCAGTGTTTTCAACTAAACTACCGGAGGTGAGAAAAGTCAGTGAAACGACGAGGGACATCGATGGATAAATTGCATATTGACTGGAGCCAATTACTAGCAGGTTTTATTGGCGCAATTATAGGTACAGACTGGCCTAAAATTAAAACAATTATGCAAGGAATTATAACAGTGTTGTCAGGTACTGCGTCTGCAATCTACTTGACTCCACTGGTAGCAAATCAACTTGGTTGGGATCAACCTCACCAGATGATTGGGCTTTCTTTTTTACTAGGTACATTGGGATTGCGTACAGTTCAAACTTTCAATGCATTGATTGAGAGTGCACTTAAGAAGGTAAGTCCGTGATTGATTTTTTAGGAATACTAAATGTAACTCAAGAACCCAACGGTGACTACACTATTGAGTTTACATCAGGAGCACCAATTACATTGTCACAACAACAATGGGTGAGCGAGATAGATATTGCGTTTACCAATTACTCAACAGCATTAATGAGGGCATTAATCGTAAACGAGTATTTTACAAATAACGCAATGACTACAGCTACTTTTAACTCCGCAGCTCCAAGTAATGCATGGATAACTAAAAGTGGCTAGAGTAGATATTATGTGGCCTTGGAATTTGCCACAACCTATTGGTTCAGGTAGTCCGGGAGCTAGGCGTTTAAATCTACTTGGTGATTACATAGCTTTTATTAGACAGGCTGACGAAGACGCTGTAATTACTGAAGTGGGTTTTTATTTTGACTCGCGTGGTACAAACGCAGGAAATCCAGTTGTTCGAGTTGGTATACAGACTGTTGATGCAACTGGGAATATAACTGGCACATGGTTGGGTTACACAGACTATATTGGCAATGCTACTAACTTTCCTAATTTCACTGGATTAACATTAAGTATCACGGCAAACGGAACAGTAAGTGTTACTAGGGGTCAAATATATGCCATTGTGTTATATGCCCAATCTGGAACTTACGATGCTACCAATAACGTTGGATTAGGTACGATTAGTTCAAACGTAGGTCAGATACCAACAGCTTTTCCTACAATGATTGCACTGCAAAGTGGAGTTAGGTCAGATAGCAATCAAGCTCAAACAATTGTTCACTGGGCAAATAGCAGTAGTCAGACTTACGGGAATCCGTTAGTTGGTGTATCAACCATTGCTGCATATGGAACTGGCAGTGGGTCAACACCAAATGAGTATGGCGTAAAATTTACAGTGCCATCTGGGTGGACTCAATCATTTACCGTTCTTGGTATTCAGTGTATGCTTACACCAGCAAACGCAACAGCTACATTTGATATGCTTTTGTATGATTCGTCCAATAACGTATTGCAAAGTAAATCTTTTACGGCTTTAGAAATAAGACAAGGTGCTGGTAGCCCATTTCTAAGGACTCTGTATTTTGATGAACCAACATTAACATCGTTAACTCCGGGAAGCACCTACCGAGTAACAATAAAAGCTACTAGTGCAACTGCTGCAACTGCAGTTGTAGACTTTTCTTATGCTAATGCTACATATGCTAGAGCGTATGTAGGTACAGGTGGTTTACATCATCGCACAGAAAGAATTAATACTGGTGCGTGGACTGACACTACTGCACGAACACTGGCTTGGAAATTGATAATTAATGATGCGGTTGCTCCACCTGCTGGAGTATCTGGTGGTGGGCCACTTGTTGGTGGGAGGTTAGTGAATTGATTCCTTATATAGGTGACTTTCACGATGGACGAATTGTCCGGTACATGTTTAACATAACCGGATCTACTGGCGCGTCAATTGCACCTACAACTCTAGGTACAGTTAGGTGCTACAAGGATAATACCGCTGGGTCTGTAAACACGTCTGGCATCACTACAGCTCAGTTTAACTCTCTCACAGGTGTTTATTCCGTATCTATAGATACAACTAACGTATTCTATGTAGAAGGTGCTGACTACACTGTTATTCTAGAAGGGTCAACTATTGACGGGCAGTCGGTAACTACACCGTTGTTTCAGTTTAGTATTGCTAATAGATATGACGCTGTATCTGATGCAGTATGGTTAGCTGCTCGTAATCAGTACACCTCTGGAAACACCATGGGCCACTCGCTTGAGCAAATACGTAGAGCTAACTACACAACTGATGGCATTGTTACATCGACTGTAACACCAACCATATACACATTCTCAAGTAACCTTACAAATGAATCGGGATCTATAGATCATCAGAGCCTATTATTTGTTACTGGTAATCACATTGGAACATCAATACCAATCATTGACTACAATCAAACTAATGGTTTAGTTACACTTGAAGAACCACTTCATGCTCCGCCATCTATTGGTAGTGAGTTTGTAATATTGCCTACTCATGTCCATGCTGTGTCTGGCATTGTTGATGCAGTGTGGGATGAGATTGCATCCGGACATCTTGTTGCTGGATCATTTGGCGCAATTATGGACACATTACGTAAAGGTAATTACGTAGTAGATGGCATTGTGACAGCAACTGTGTCGCCAACTCCAACCGAGTTTAGTTCGAACATTGTTGCTTTGGATGGTACATACGACCATCAAACAGTATTGTTCCTGACCGGTGATTTAGCTGGAGAATCAAAGCCATCTTTAACATCCTCACAAGCTAATGGGTTATTTACGATGGAGGAAGCGTTTAGTGGTATTCCACAAGCAGGTGATGAATTTGTTATTCTTCCTACGCACGTACACGCAGTAAGCGCAATAGCAGACGGTTTACTAAATAGGTTACTTGACAGCAGTGGAAATAGTGAAGACGTGTTTAATGAACGCACTGTACGATCAGCATTGCGTGCCATGCGCAATAAAGTGATGGTTAATACTGGGACTATGGCTGTATACAAAGAAGATGATACGACAGCAGCTTGGGAAGGCACTATAAGTAATACTGCGGATGTGACTGTAAACCCAGATGGAGGTTCTTCCTAATGGTGCAGATTGAATGTACGTTTACAGGACTGACACCCGATGGTGTCTGGGTGGTTTATTTTAGTGATGGATCAGGAATTGAATTTTCTGATGAAGATGCATACTTAACGTATTGTAATGATGAATACATAGATGTCGGCGCGGTTGAGTCGCTGCGTCGTGTAACTGCTGTCCGTAAGTTTAACAATGAGACTTGTGTTGCAACATTTGACATAAACGAACCATCTGGTTTTGTTGTAAAGGTGACGTAATGGGTGCTTTTAAAATTTCATATCCTGAGATACTGCATCCACTTAATGCTGCACCAGCTTTTCAAACTACTACATTAGATGCTACTACCGATAGATTAGGAATAATCATTAGGGTTGAAGAGCCGATGACAGTCACTTCTGTCAAATTTAGACAGGGAAGTGTGAGTAATACACCAGACAACCTACGTGTAGGTATTCAGACTGTCAATGCGACAACTGGTATGCCAGACGGAAACTGGTATGGTGGATTAACAAACTATTCTGATTACACACCAATCACTGCAAACAATAACTCATTCGTAACTAGAACACTACCGTCATCTATAACATTGGGTCGCGGTGAAGTGATAGCACTTGTCATGCAGCCAATAGCCAGTGGAGGAGGAGGCTGGGATACTAATGACATGATGACTATTTCAAGAAGCATAGCAAACACTACGCATGGTCATCGTGGCCCATATGTTGCGGAAAACACAGCAAAGGCTACTGTGCAAAACGCCGTATTTGGACTTATTACTTCTACTAAAACATATGGAAATCCAATTAAAAACATTATCTCCAGATCAAATAATAACGTTGGTACGTCTGGGGCTTTAACTGAATACGGGCATTATTTCAGAGTTCCTACGAATGTATGCTCCACCTATCAGATAAACGGTGTGCGTATTGGTGGTGCATTCTCACTTGGTGACTGGAGCCTTCGTTTATATGACACTAACGGCACAACAGTTTTACAGGAAGTACTTGTAGATAAAGATGAGGTGTCTGCTGCAACTGCACATCCTAGTCTTGTGTATTTTGAAACAGCAACATTAGCAACACTGAATGCTGGTAGTTATTACAGATTAGTATTTAGACCAACAACAGGTACAGCCACTGGTTCTATATATGCATTTGATTTAGATTTACCAATTGACAGAGGTTGTTATGTTGCAAACCCAGACGATATTTTTGCAACAGAGCGGTCGTTAGCAGGAGCATGGGTTCAGTCAGATCTACGTATATGGGCAATGCAAGCATTGATATGTGACATCACACCCCCAGTAGGTGGTGGTGGATTGGCAGCTAATCCGTTAGCGGGGTATGTGCGATGAGTAAATATATTGGCGACTTCAGCAAGAATGACACGATTACCTTTATGTTTACAACATTTAGGCCATCTACTGGTGCGCCTTTTCTCTTAGGAGGAACGCCTGTTGTATCTGTATACAAAGACAATAACTTAACTCAGGACACAGCTGGCGTTACATTGACAACCAACTATGATGGAGTTGCTGGACTAAACTTTGTTTCTATTAGTACCAGTACGGCGTTTTATGTTGATGGTTCATCGTATGAGTGTGTTATTACTACTGGTACGGTTGACTCTGTAAGTGTTGTTGGTTCGTGCGTTGGACGTTTTACAATGCGTGATCAAGCCTACTTGTATCCAACTACAGCTGGTCGCACACTTGATGTTAGTACTGGTGGCGAGGCAGGATTAGACTGGGCTAACGTAGGGTCGCCAACTACAACTGTAGGTCTTTCAGGAACAACAATATCAACAAGTCAGGGTGTTGCATCCGTCTCCGGTAACGTAACTGGATCTGTTGGTTCTGTTGCTACAGGTGGTATTACTGCAGCATCTATTGCTACAGGTGCAATTGACGCTGATTCCTTAGCGACAGATGCAGTTGAAGAGATAGCAGACGGCATCCTTAAGCGAAACTTAGACAGTTCAGGCAATGAGGCTTCCACTACATCTAGTGGTAGAACTGTACGAAATGCGTTACGTATCTTGCGCAACAAGGTTGATGCAAGCTCCGGATCGCAGGTTGATGTGTACAATGAAGCGGACACATCTGTTATATGGTCCCAAGCGATCACTACAAGTGTAAGCGCTGATCCAATCGTAAAGGTAGGTACGTAGTTATGGCTAATACAGCTTTTCCAAATCATCAAGAGGCTAAGATTTTAAACTCTACATTACGTGGTGCCACAACTGGTACCGCATTTGTTGTAACTGGTGGAGCAACTTTATATCTTGCGTTATTGACTAACTCGACTAATGACAGCACTTTTGCTGAAGTTGCGTCTGGTGCAGGTTACACGTCGCGACCAGCATTTACTGCTACATCATCTCAATGTTTCCAGAAAACTAGTAGTACAGGTGAGGCAGATGCAGCTACTCCGTCGCTTTCAAATATTAACCCAATTACATTTACTGCGTCTGGCACTATCAGTGGAATTGTAGGTATTGCTATTTGTACGTCTGCAACATTGAGTGGGACTATCACTAGTGATACATCAGTTCTGTATTACGGTGATTTAACTGGTGGTTCTGTAACATTAACTGCGGGTCAGTCGATTACGTTTGCGGCAAATGCAATTACAGTAACGCTCGACTAATACGATGGCAACACCACTCGGCGCTGGCTATATAACAGTAGCCTTTATTGCTGCAAGACTTGCTGCACCTGCACTTGGAGTTACAAATGCATCAGCAAGTCTTAATGGTGTTGCCAGACTTGATGCTGCTGCATCTATAGCAAATGTTCGTAGTGCATCATTAAACGGTATTGCAAGACTTGATGCTCAGCCAGCTGTTCAACGTAGTTCAAGTATTACGGGTACAGCAAACTTAGCAGCAACTTCATCAATAGTCAATATTCGTAGCGCGGACCTAAACGGCACAGCCAATCTTTTAGCTACGTCATCTATTATCAATATCCGCAGTGCATCTTTAAACGGAATTGCAAGGCTTGATGCTACTGCATCTATAGTTAATATTCGTAGCTCTAATTTAACAGGTACGGCTAACCTCGCAGCCACTTCATCTGTAGTAAACATACGTAGCGCAGATATAAGTGCTGTAGCTAATCTTTCAGCTACACCATCTGGCGTTGATAATCCACGTAGCAGTAGCATTACTGGACGTGCTGATCTAGCAGTTACGCCATCTATAGTAAACATACGCAACAGTAGTATTACTGGAACGGCTAATTTATCTGGCACGTTATCTGCTATTGATAATCCACGCAGTAGTAGTATTACGGGTACGGCTAATGTAACGGCTACTATTTCTGGTACAGCTGCCAGTGCAATAACAGCATATGCTAGATTAGATGCGTCATACCTTATTAATAATCCACGCAGTAGTGATATTGCTGGACGTGCTAATCTATCAGCCTCTTCAACTGTAGAAAGTATACGCAGCAGTAGTATTACTGGACGTGCTGATCTAACAGCCACGGCATCTATAGTAAATATACGCAGTAGTAATATCACTGGTAAAGCTAATTTATCAGCAACGATTTCTGCTATTGATAATCCTCGCACCAGTAACATTACTGGTAGAGCAAATCTCGATGCAACGGGCACTACAGCAACTATAATTTCTGTTGCTTCAAACATTAATGCTGTAGCAACATTAAATGCCACAACATCGAGTCAGATTCAGTCTGGTATTGTTGGCACTGCAAATTTATCCGCACAGCCATCAACGCAAGTTGCCTCATCTATAGTTGGAATCGGTACGTTAACTGCGCAACGCGCAACGCAACTTACGGCAACTATAACTGGAATTGGTCAACTAACTGCAACACCTAACGTCAGTGACCCCATATATGTAACTTGTAATATAAACGGCACGGCCAACGTATCTGCCTTAATCCGATATCAAATAAGTTCTGCAATACGTGGAATAGCAACACTAACTCTTTATCCAATATCGCCTAATACACCAGCATTACCATTGGCATCTAGTATACGTGGAATTGCTAATATACGTGCTGATGGTTATGTACCAAATATATGTGAGTGTCCTGAGTATTTAAATCTATTCCCATTGGTGTGTGGGTACGAAGTAGCTAATTTATGCACAGAAGTAGCTGGAGTAGTTCAGTACAATCTTCCATTTACACTACCTGTGTTTAGGGTGCACTTACTCGCCACGACTATTTCTGTTGGTGGTGGCGCAACAGAGTATGATGTAGCAGATATAACTAATGGTCAATTTGACAAAACAGAAACACTTGTAGATACAAGTTCAAGAGAAGGTAGTCTTGTAAAGACGTACAAGCGAATGGGGTGCATGTAAATGAAAGCAATGAACAATCAACAGTCATTTGTACTGGGTGATGTTACTTGGATCGGTATGGATACGCGCATGCAACCAAACAAACTTAAAGATGGATATGCGCAAAATATCGAAAACATGATGATTGATGGAAACTCTCCTGTTCTAAGGAATGGTTTTCGTGGAATCATGAACACATTTATTGCTAATCCTGTTTACGAATTGACAGCTTTAAAGAGTTCTGCCACAGTAAGTAAACTTGTCTATGCAAAAAATGGAAAGCTGTATGCAACTGATCCATCTGGAGCACCCGCAACAGAAACAGAATTAACTGATCAAACTACTGGAGCGTCTTTCAGTTTCCCCTCGGCGGGGAAACTTGTGCGCATGACTCAATATGGACGATACATTTATGGTGTTGGTGGGGCGGGTTCATCGTTCTCGTTATTTAGAACAAATGGAACTATAGCTGCGTCATTACCAACCGTAAACGGCCCAACATCAACCAAGCCAAACGCTGTTGGTATTGTAAAGGCTGTAAAGGCATACACGTCTGGAACGTATGGGGATAGTGCAGCACAAGCAACATTTTCTAGTGCATCTCCTTCCGATAACCGTGTACTAAATCCTATTTTTGCTACCGCCACCGGTACTACTTGTGCAAACTGGAATACCATTGGGGGATCTCCATCTATTGGCACTGGTGGCAGTCAGTTAGTCAGTATTCATGCATTACCTTGGGCTGGAAGTAAAGGCACTGTCACTCAGGGCGCAAATGGAAGGACGACTGGTAACATTGCGCGTATTGACAAGCCGACAGACTACATACTTCAAGAGATTTCAGGTCTTCCGACATACTCGCAAAACGGTGGTACAGCGAAGGTAAATGGTTTATTCAGGTTGTCATTCGCCTTAATGAATTACGATGACGCAAAACCGTTTAACGGGCAATACTTAAATGTAGCAGTGACAGGATATAGCACTACGGCAGTAATTAATGGCGCATTTTTTACTGCTGTAGCAGATGCAGCACCAAAGCAAACTACAGCTGACTGGGTTCAGTTTGAGTATGTTATCGACTTCAGGCAGTTTGAAGGCACACTGGATAAAGTCCGAATTCAAATCAGCAACAGTGGTTGGTCACGCGACAATGATCCCGGTGTGTTAATCGATGGTGTGTATTTGTACAGTGTTTTGTCAAGCGCAAACGATAACGGCACTACTACTGATTTAGGACTAGCTGGATTTAAGGCAGCGCAGATTAACACAAATGTAACCGGACTATATGGTGGCTTTGTAGAGAACAGATTAATTAAGCTTGCCATTGCTGGAACACCAGATTTATCCAACGATAGAGGCATCGGCATACGAGCAGAATTGCATCCTAACATTCGAGTGAATGAAATACCTATCAGTCTTGGAATACAAGAAGCTGGGGCGATTACATGGACTGGTCAAGCAGCATATAACGTTCAAACAAGATTCCTAGAGTTTCAACTATTTCCTATACCCGGTGCAAATCGAGATGCTGTAACTGCAATCTATTTACGCTTTGATGAAGATATTCCAGATGTATCGGTTGATGCTGTTCTAATTGGATTAGGTGACGTTGTACGTCAAGGTGGTATGACTCCAGATAATAGATACAAGTATCTGTATACACGCTGGAAGTCGGCTCCAGCTGCATGGAGAGCTACATCTGCATACAACATAGTTGCGCCACCCGGAGAAGGTGTTGAAACGGTGCCTTCAGAATATAGCCCTGAAATTGAGTCATCAGTTGCGTATAGTCGAGGCAGAATAACATTTACTGACGCTGGACTACGAACATCTACAACTAACTACGACTATGACTACATCTTGGTTTACCGTAGGTGTGACACGCTGTTTACTGATGGAATGCCAAGGCTCATTGCAATGATCCCAACAAATCTTGGCACTGGGACATCATACACAGCACAAAACGCAAAAGTATTTGACTACACTACTGGAGCATTAGTAAATAGTGATGCAGTTACATTTGATGTAACTTGGTCAACAAACACAGCCTCGTACACAATCTATGACGATGTCCGCGATACAGACATATTGTTTCCAACTAATGTTGGACGTCCGGGAATGTTTCATCACACAGGGCGTAATCAATTACCTACGGGCTTAAGCTCGATAGCAAATCACAAGCAACGTTTATTTACGTCAAAGGATAACGGGCTGTATGCAACATGGCCGTTAAACAAAGACAATGAATACGGTGTGTACACAACTAATATTCCGGATGTTCAAGATCCTTTTATGGCAATAAAGGGTGCTTTTATGACTATCGGATCACAGGATGATAATGAAAAGATCGTTAATTTATTGTCCTATATTGCCGACGGTATAGTAGCAGCCGGTGGAGATACATCCGCAATCCTTATTGCTTACAGGGAAAACAGCATTGTCCCAATTGTTGGATTTGACCCTACGTCTTTTCAGGCACAACAGTTTGTGCGAGAACCTGGAGCTGGTTTACTTGCTAGTAAAGGTATTGCAAGCTTAGTTGGTCAAGCATTATTTGTGTCTAGTTTTGGAATTAGCACAATGAATGGCACGAAGATAGAACCTATCAGTGTGCCACTTGAAGGTGTTCTGAATCCAAGGTCAATGGATTATGGTCCTACAGGATCTGCAAATTACATTGGAGCTGCTGCATATAGCGACATTGTAATGTTGTCGCACGAACGCCGTTTATATGCATTTGCGCCAATAGCTGGAGCTAACACGGCAAATAGTAATAGTGTTGTGTATGTTTATGACACTAGAACTACAGGTTGGGTAAAGTGGAAACTTCCGGTATTTAGTACGGTACAAACAAACGTGACGAGCGCCGTGTCATGTACGTCAACAAATGATGTAGCGGACATGTATGTTGGTGGATCTAATGGGCAGATTTATAGGCTTGAAGGCTTTAGTGATAGGCCAACATATGCAGGTGCAACACAAGGTATTGACTGGAAGATAACAACTAGGCGGTATGGACAGACATACGCCGAAGGTGTTGCATACTATGGGACTAATCGCCCTCATCAAGTAAACGTCCACTATTACACACCTAGTGCCATACAATTCAACTGGAAGATAACTAACAATAAAAACGTTACGGCTACTGGCATTTACAATACGTCGGCCAATCAAGATAAAGCAGTTGGGTTCAGACAAGTACCAAATGATTTGCGTGGTACGTGGTTGGAGTTAGAAGTTTACGGAACAAATGCAACATCACGAGTTGAGATACATGCAATATCAGTTAATAGCACAGAAAGCGCAGTAAGGAGAGCGTAATGGGAGTGCCCGGAGGTTTAACTACACCAGATCAATTTACAGCTCTGTCAGGAGGCGTTGTTGGTCCCGGTAAAAGTAAAGTTGTTTTAACACAGAACGTACAAGCACGTGGAGCTTTTGCACCACCGTATGCGCCAGCAAACTTTACGCCTATTTCTATTACATCGAGCGCAAATGCAGACACTGGGCAATTGATTGTTAGTGCAAACGCTGCATCTGCAGCAATTGTAGTAACATTGCCACGTGCATATTACGCTAATGGTCAATTTATACATATAATCAAAACAGATAGCACTGCAAATCAAGTTAGTGCTGCAATACAATCCGGTGACACACTGGGTAAAGCAGTAGCAAAAGCATGGCCAGTTGCACAATATGAAACAGTCACATTAGTGGCACAGGTCGATTCATCCGGAAACGGTATTTGGTACGTATTACAGTAGGAGTAAGTAGATGTTTATACCACCGCAAGTAGCAGTTGGTTTAGGAAGTCAATTTCTTGGAAATATTGCTGGCGGATTGTTTAAGAAGCAATCGAATCCGTATCAGTCGCAGTTATCTCAACAGCGGATGTACAATCAGAATTTTCAAAATCAACAGAATCAACTAGGTCAACAAAATCAATCACGTGCTAATACGTTCTCTAATCAATATTCACGTGGTTTACAAAACGAAATGGAACGACTGAACAATCCCGATGCTACAAACGCAATGCTGCGACAAGCAGGTAGCCAGATGGGTGCAATCACTGGCAATGCTGCTCAAGCCCAAGGTAGATATAACGCTCAAGGTAATGCGTTAAACATGGGTGGTGGCATGACAAATAATATGATGACGGATAATTTCTATAACAATCCTATTGCGATGGCTATGTCACAGGGTGCAGTCCAATATGCAATGGGCGCTGACCAACGCAGACAACAGGCACTTGGCATGGCTGGACAGGGTATGAATACATATCAGAATCAAGCTAACGTAGCGTATGGTAATGCACAGAATGCTGGCAACACTCTTTACGGCCAGTATCAAGGTGAGGCGCAAGCAGAAATGCAACGTGATGCAGCACTGCAAAATCAACGCGATCAGATTGCTGGAATGTTTGGGCAACTTGGTGGAAGTTATTTATCTGGCCAACAAGCAGATCGTGATTTCAAGCAACGTCAAGGATTAGTTGATGCGCAGATCAACAGATTAAACAACCCAGTCTTCCCTAGTGGATATTACGGTTAAGAGGCTACTATGACATTCAATCAATCTGGCGTTAGTGGTTTATTAGGATTTCTGACTGGTCTTGATAAAGGAAAGCAAGAGCGACGTCAGTATCAAGATCAAACTGCACAGATGGGTTTGCAATTTGCTAAAGAAGCTAATGAAAGCAATAGACAAAACAGGGCGGAGCAACAGCAGCGTGAAGCATTTCAGATGCAAAAAGACGCTGCTGCGCAAGCTAAACGTACTGCTGATCAGCAATTTGATATCAATAAACTTACTCTAGATACGCAAAGGCAAGCAAATGATCCATACAATCGCGCACTCACTGCACGTAAACCAATAGCGGATCAAATAGCAGCAGCAGAAGCTGGCTTACCAAAGCTTCTTTCTGCGTATTCTACGGAAAGAAATCCTGCAAAACAGCAGTCCATCCTTGCTGAAATTAATTTAGTTAGGCGCGATGTAAATCGACGTAGGAACGAATATAGGCAAACCCTGTCTACGTTTGGATTAAAGCCTGAGCAGGTTGAAGAACTGATGTTGTTTGGTCAAGAAGCTCCACAATCACAGCAGCAGAGCTTACCAACAGCAGCACAGCAGGGTGGTTTCACTGTACCCGGAGCACCTACACAACCTACTGGATTTGATGTCCCCGGAGCACCTGCTACTCGCCAAATGCAACCTCCTGCAACTGGGTTACCTATGACATCATTTGGTTCGCCTAACGCACAGGCAGGTAACCTTGGTGCTATTAAGCCTACTGGGTTAATAGGTGGTCAACAAGCAGCTGGAGCACCTCCGTCAGCACCAGTGCAACTACCAAATGGAAATGTCGGCATTGATGCAGGATTATCTACATATTTATCAGGGTTAGGTTTATCAATTGCTCCCGGAAAAGATCATGAATTAACGCCTGATGAATACAAGGCTATGATGGAAGGTATGAAAGGCAGAAATCTTTCATCGTTAGTAGGTCCGCAAAATCTTAGTCGCGTTCAACTAAATAACAAGGGGCTTATTGATCCAAATGCACCACTTCCATCTATTGACTACGGTAAGGTCGTGCAAGGTATGTATGGACCTATTGGTCAAGCATTTCAAGCAACTGCTCGTCAGATGGGACGTACTGTGGCAGACTTACAGAAAGGCCTTATCGGTGACGACCCCGCAAACTGGCCTCTGGATGCAGATGGAAATCCGCAGACACCGGCTGATGGTGGAGCTGCATTAAAAGCTGCAATGATGCCATTTATCTCTGTAGATCCAAAAGTTGTATCTGATTGGACAGCTCAACAGGCTGGTGCTGTTAAAGAGAACGCTGCAGCAAATAAAGCTGAACAAGATCGGGCATTCGAGAAATCTGAAAATGCACTTAACAGGGCAAATCAACTTGCTATTGCTCGCTTGGGTAAAGATGGTCAAGTTCAAGCAGCTGCAAAAACTGCAGGACAAGCAACGATGACTTACATATCTAGCAAAATAGAAAACGCGGACAGTATGTACACAGATGAAATGAGACGGATAAATGGCACATTAGCATCTGGTAATCCGACAACCTTAGAGGAAATTGGATTTACTGCACCAAAAACTAAACAACGCATACCTATAGATGTTGCAAAACGTATTGTTGAAGTAACCACAAGTACAATGATCAAAGAAACAGATAAGCATGTGATTACTGATTTTTCAGATCCAGTCGGTGTAGTAAATAACTACGGAAAAGTAAAGGCAAGATCTATTTTAGTTGGACGGCTACGTGGCATTGAGGCTGGTTTAAAGTTGCAATCCGAAAAGGTAGACGAAAAAAAGAAAGGTGCAGGTGATACCCCTCTCTTAAAAGATGACGACGATGTAAAATTATTACAGTCTTTAAAGCAGGACAGAGATCAAATTGCTGCGCTATTAAAAGCCAATTAAGGATATAACTATACATGCAAGCAAAGTCTAATGATGACCTTTTAAACATCGGCAATTGGCATCCGGAATCTGAAATGTATCAGCTTCTGCGTAACAAGATGCAAATCGAAGATGATTTAAGGAAAAATATTAGAGGTCGAGCATTTAAGTATGGAGTGGCTTTTGACCCACAACAAAATGCTCGTTCCATTGCACAGGCTCAACGTAAAAGCTCAGAGTTCAAACGCAATACTCTTGATCCTATAGTCAGTGCCCTGCGCGGTCCAAGTTATACATCTGTCTTAAACAATCAATCACAGCGGCAAATTGAAGAAGGTTACCGTCAAGGTTTTATTGACAAAAAAACTAGAGATAATTTAGTCAATCAATTTAGCCAGAAATTAATGGAGGCCCAAAAAACAAAGGGCCCCAAGACTGTATCTGGACGTGAAGCTGGATTAGATCCTGAGCAAGTACAACGCAAGCGATCTGAAACAAGAGGTGACTTAGGATACGAGTTACGCAAAGAGTCATTTAAACGAGGGCAAACTCCTGACTGGCTTACAGAAGGATTAGCTGGAGCAAAATCTGTTGCCGGTACGGTTTACGGAAATATGGCATCTGCTGCCACAGCCCCTATGGGCATGGCTATGCGCCTTTCTGGTCAACCGGGCTGGGAAGAACAATTAACTAAATCATTACAAAATAAAGCAAAAAAAGGAGAAGATGTTGATCCTTTTGTTGAGGCATTTTCTGGCTCAGCTGCTGGTACAACACAAGCATTATCATCTCCTGCTGTCATAGGCGGGAATATTGGAAATAAGTTAAATCAAATTGCAGGTGGATTAGGTAAGTCTGAAGAGGCAGCAAAGTCACAGGCTGACGAAAAACAGCGTGTGTATGACGACTTAGGGATTAATCAGTGGTACAGCGATTTAACAGGAGATCCTGAAAATCTAGAGCGCCAAAAGGCGCGTATTACCGCTTTAAATGTCACACAGCAAGCACCTTTAGCTATGGCAAACCTATATGGTATGCAAGTTGTTGGTAATGCTGTTGCTAAGTCCTTGATGCCAGTTATACAGAATAGCCTTCAATTAAACATTGCACGTGCAGGTGGGATGTTACTACCAACCGCAGTGGGCGCTGTTGGGGCAGGTACTAATAATCAGTTATTGCAAGATGTTGCAAATCCATTAGAAGCAGCGCAGCGCGAAGGTTCTGCTCCGGGCGAGTATCAATTACGGCAAGAAATTAATCAGGGCGAAGACATGCAAGCACAGAGCATGGCTATGACCCTTGGTATGTTTGGCCTTGGTGCGCCAAGTTTATATAAAGATGCCGGTCAGATGTTTAGGCTTAGTAAGCAGTTGGGCAAAGCTGGTGTCTTTGGACGAATAGCAAAAGTAAATCCGGCTTCCGTAGAAGGTAGGAATTTACTAAACGAATACACACGTTTGCAGTCTGAGGTAATTCCTGACGTTGCGTTTGGTTTAACTAACATATTCGATCCAGTAGCAAGGACAATTGGATCCAAATTTAACGACCAAGTACAAGCGCCAACTGCTAAAGAATGGGCAACTACTGCATTACTTACTGCAGTTGCGGTTAGACCACACAAGGCTTTGCAGCCAATGTTTGCCAATAACCTAAATAGAGGCACTGACATTAAAAGTCAGGCTAAATTTGCTGCCATGGACGCTATTGATAATGCGTCTTTTCATGCATTAGGTGTTAACTCACGCTATGAAACACTACGTGGTGGACGAGGTGCTAACGCGCAAGATCTACAGCGTGTAACTTCAATGGTGTATGAAATGGCTGCACAAGAGTTTCAACAGCAAGATCGGTCTGCACCAACAATTAAATCACTTGACCAGATATTCTTTGAAATTTTAAACGGCAAGAGTACTAACTCTACTACTGCGGATCAAGCTATTAAGCAGATGCGTGTACGTGGAGATAACGAAAGTTTGCCATACGACAGCCCACTACATCAAATGGCAGTAAACAAAAATCTGTTTCCCATTGATCCATCATTCCGCAAGAAGGCTGTTGCGCAACTAGCGCGTCAGTTAGAGCCAGCTATTGCAGCTGAATATGACATGATGCAACGTGGTGCTAAGTTTGCTGGTGAAGAAGCTGCCTTAGAACAACAACCAGATAAGAAGTTCTATGCCATCAAGATTGGTGAACAGGATGGCCAATCTGAATACATTGTTTACAACAAGCGATTTAGTGACGCAGCCTTACATAGAGGTGAAGCTGGATTAGAAGACGTACGGATCATTGATCCAATCAATCAAGACAAACTAGGTGCTAACGCACGAATTGAACGCCTGACAAATGTCATGCGGTCGCTAAAGTCGGAGTTTTCTCCTAGAAACAATATGTGGATACGAGGTGGTGTATCTAAAGCCATTGGCGTCATCCGACCAGATGGCACTATTGTCATCAAGGAGTCTAAGGGTACGTCAGGTCGTACTGGTGAACGAGTTACAGATGTCACCTACACCTATGCATCTTTTGAGGAAGTGCAGAAAGACCTGTCTGGCATTCCGGGAACTCAAGGGTTACTTAACGCACTCAATGAAGTGTATACACGCACTGGAATGCGTCGCGATGTTGCAAATAAAGAACCTGTTCTTGATATTGGCGATAGCGAAAATTTTCCTAGTCGCATTCAGTTCTCAACAGCAGAACAGGTTAATGGTCGGCTCGTTGACACCATTGGACTGCAAACACCAATCGGCCTGTATCAATTGCCTGATGGTGGCGTAGCACTTGGTCGAATTACTGAGACTGGAAATAAAAAGTTAGCTCCACTTACTGAATCTGATGTCGCTCAAACCCCAGAGTTACAAACAAGAACAGTACTGTCACAAGCAGAGTCATTTGTAAAAAATGGAAAAGGTTACATCGACGCTGATGTGCATAACCTCGGCACACGTACGCGTGTTGAAATGCCTACCGAGATACAGGGTGTAGTACGTGAAATCTTAGAGTCAGATGCACCTGATGCGGTTAAAGCACAAGAGATTATGTCTGTGCTTATCGATGAGATTTCTGGGAGCAGACTAACCGGCGATAAAGCCTTGCGCCTAGACCCAGAAACTGGTCGTTACGTAAATGATGTTGAGTTAAAAGCTGGAGATCGCGTACTTTTTGCAAGCGATGAAACTAATCCTAATGATGTAACAGAAGGAGTTGTAGTAAAAGCAGATAACGGCATGGCTACAGTAAAAGATATTACTGACCCTACTGGTGCTGCATACACACTTTCTGCTGATCGGTTCATCCTTTCGGATAAAAATATTAGTCGTGAATTACTTCAGTCACAGTATGACGAATATTCTGCTGGTTCTAACAAGAACCCGTTACGTCCAGTTGAAATGACAGTATCTGATGAAGAAGCTATAGCACGATTGCTGACAGCAACTGAAACAGTAGACCGCAAACAAGACATAGCTAATGCTACACCTGAAAAGATTTTTGACGTTGTCCTAGATGCAATTGTAAATAGTCGTGCAACAGTCGAAGGTATTCAATTAGGTCTAATTGAATGGGCCACGCGTAACACACCAGAGGGTGTTTATGACGTAATGGCACAAGTCATGAATGAGATCATGGCTCCGGGCAAAGAAGTCCCTATTGCTAAGTTTAGGAAAGCCACTGAAGTCTTTTCAAGCAGAGGGTTCAATCAGACGCTATACGGTGTTCATGCTATATGGGCATCTGTAGCAGCAATTAATGGCACTAGGTTTGCAGCTTCTCCACGTTCTATTTCTCAGAAAGCTGGAATGCTTCAGATTGCGCGTCGCATGAACATGCTTATGATGCGAGCTGAGTCAATGTCCGATGAGGATTTATTCAAAGCTTCTGTCCGCAGTTTAGATGCAGATATTGCAAATCTGAGCAAGGCAAAAATTATTGAGTTTGCTCAAAACCTACGCGGTATAGCACCACACGTTTTTTATTACATGCAAGACCTATGGCATGTAACAAAATTATCAGGTTCAAATCATGCTGCTCAAGCAACATTAGGAAGAGCAATCAGTGCTGTACAAGACGCAGGTATTAGAAGCCTTGTGCGTGGCGATAGCATCCTGCCTGATTCAATCCTTGACTTCTGGGGTTCTGAATCTAAGTTTGATAAAGCCATAAAAGATATTCGTGACCTTATTACTTCAGAACGTGAGGTTGAAGTAGAGGGGCAAACTCAAAAATACAAAATGTCTGATGTCGTATATGCTCGCTTGCGCAATGCAGGATTAGAGTTTATGTTCCACATGGCTAATGACACTACCAGAGCAATGGTTAGACGTGGATTGCGAACCAACCGACTAGAGGCAATAAACTTCCAGAATGACTCGATGTCATACATGTATGACACATTCCTACCTCAAGTTGTAGTTGATCAAATTAACAATAAGATTTCTTCTGGCGATTTTATGCGTGATGCCGAAGGTAGAACTGAGCAAACAAACAATATTTCGTATGCTCCTGAACTACGTGCATTTCATGATCAAATCATTAGTTCTATTGAAGAAAATCCTAACCTATCAGCTGAGCAGAAGTCTAACGCTATTGGGAAAATTACATCTGTCGTGCAAGAACTTGACATGTTGTTACCTAGTGACATGGAAGCTTTGGCAGAATACGACAGTGATGGACCTCGTGACGCACGATTACGAAAAGATATTGTTGTCAATGGGGAAGTTGTTGCAGAGGATCAACCAGCTAATTTAAAGGCACTTAGTGCTGAACGCCATTATGATAAATCACTAAGTAATCTCGTTAAAGAAAGCGGGATGACATTATCCGAAGCACAACAACGGAAACACATTGCCTTATTTGAAACGTTTGCTAAGCAAGCCAATCAACTGTTTGGTTTAGACAGGTCATTTACAAACTTAAAAAGCAGGATAGATAATAGCCCACGAGTACGTGATGTACGCGCTAGGATTGAGCGTCTGCAGAGAGAAAATCCAGATGACACTCAAGCGAAACAAGCACTGTACGCAGAACGCGACAGATTGGTGGCTGAACAATTTGATTCTATTTTCAAGCTAACTACAACCACATTGCAGATGTTGCGCCAGATGCAACCTGATACACAGCTTGTTGGTGAGTCTGATGAGGCATTTGTTCGCACTGATATATTTGGTGCTGATGTTTCTGGATTTAAAGAAACTAATGCACTTGGTGACGCCATCGATGACTTTGTGGATAATATTAAAAATTTGCGTATGCGAATTATATCTACAGATGACATACAGGTTGTATCAAATGAGTTTGAACGAGATGGCGGAAGAGGCGAAACTGAAGGTGAAGCAGGAGCTGCTTTAGATGAAGTTGGTAAATTACCAGATGAAGACGTTGAATTCTGGAGAGCTGAATTACGTAAGTTAGAACAACGACTTGCTGATGCTCGTCGATCCGGTGGCAATATTGATGAATTAGTAAATGAACGCGAAGTGTTACAACGACAACTTGCGGACGCACAGAAAGTAACTGAAAGATCAAATATTGCGCTTAGCACTTTATATGATCGTCTTGATTCTGCTGGTGTTAGATTAAAAACTGAATTACAAAAGCTAGACCCATCATCGATATCTATTGTGGACATGCTTGCTCTGCATCAGATGTATATGAGTCTTTCTAGATCTAACAGTGTAATTACTAATGAAATTGCCAACAGTTTAACCACTGACTCGTCCGTACGTAACATCTTAGCTACAGATGAAGTTCGTAGACTGCGCTCTGGTATGGCAGAAGCCGAAGCGTTTGCATCGGCATCTATGACTGATGTTATCGAGTTACAGCTAGGCTCGTTGTCTCCCGAAGTATTTGCAGAGAAGTACAAGATTAGTCCAGAAGTAGCAAAATCTATTGCATCTATTGATGCATTAAATCCATCTAACAAGTCAGAGCCAGTTAATGTTACTGATGATGACATGATGGTTGTTTCGCCTGACAGTATGGATCCAGCCGTCCGTAGGTTTGTTAGTGATGTACCAGAGATAGCCGCCGAAGTAATATCATCTCCTGATAGCTTTGGTGGAATGATTACTATTGAGAAGCCTGAAGATCAAAGTATAGTTGCATATACGGCTGGCAACCTTGCAGGTATGCGTGTATTGATGCGTACGATGCTTGCTCGGAACTTTAAGTATGCAGACGTTGAAGCAGCCGTCAACTCATTAGAACAAAATCAAACGAATATTAAAAAAGCAATTGCTGATTCCTACGCTGATCCTACATATATGGCGGAGAAGCTAAAGAAGGCTAATGGTAAGTTCACAAACTTACTTGTAGATGACGATTCTGCTACATATATTCGCAAGTTTACACGGATGGCTTTGCGTAAACTTGAGACAGATGTACTTCCTCGTGCCAGTAGAACATTAAAGGCAGCTGTCGAAATTGCCATATATGAACTTCAAAACATGCCAGAAGTAGCAGTGTTTACTGGGAAGACTGTTGAGAAATATTACGATAACTTGCGACAACGTTTAAACGACATTGCAATGACGAATCCGGAAGAGAAGGCAGCACTAATTGACTCTGTCATGAACATGCTCAATCCGGAAACTAATAATGCATTAGTTGATACTCCATTGTCAGCACAGATCGGTTCTTCATATGACTTACGTGTTTCCAGTGACCCTGCATTTACAGCGAGGCGATTGCTTTCAACACTAAATACAAAAGGCATTCAATTTAAATCTGGTAATGATGACGCATCTGCATATTCAGCATCATCTAGTGATCCAGTTGTAAATCACTCGCAAGTACGTTTAGCGCACTTGCCGTTACGCATGTCTGATATCCCTATCGACACAGCAGCACAGTTAGTTACTCTTTACGATGACATCCTTAATAACCAATTGCCTCCGATTGACTCAGCAACTGAGAGGGAAAGACCAATCATCGAGGCAATAACTCGTGCGCGTGATGCATATAACGATTACGCAATGGGTGAGTCAGGAGATGCACGACGCTCTGCTGAGACTAAGCAGCAAATGGAACGAGTTGCAATACAGCAATTAGCTGACAACTTAGCAAATCTATATGACATACATGCAAATTCGTTTGCTGTTGATCACTTAGAGGTAAAGATTAATTCTAACAGTAATGAATTTAAGTTAGACATTGCAGAGGCGATGCGTGTATTAAACATTGGTGAGCAGAGTATTAATAGGCTTATGGAGCCAACTACTCTAGCCACCCGCTTCTTGTCTGACTTAGATCCATCACAAAAAACGTACATCATGTCGTATTTAACTGCTAAATATAAGAAGCAGTACTACACATCACATAACAAGATTTACTTGGTTAACGACGAAATTTTAGAGACGGCAAGCGCTAAAGCAACATTGTTTGTTGACAAGCGTGACGTATATGGATTTACGCAAACATTACAAACTAATCAGAAGAAGGCATTAGGCTCATTACTTTATATTGGTAGTAATGGGAACAGTAAGTATCGATCTACTCTTACGCTTGTTCATGAAATGTTCCACCCATTGTTCACAGGCATGGATGATCCAACTCAAGTTGCGTTTATGGATCAATTGTCAACCAAGGGTGGGTTAGCTGTAGACGCCTTGAACGAAGCGCTTGCACCAGCTCGTAAAGAGAATCGAATGTTGCGTGATGCAATACCAACAAAGATTGATGAAATACAAAAGGTGTTGGATAAGCGTAATAACGCAGAGTTAGCTTTAGCGTTGCAAGTTCGCGTTGCTAAAGAGTCATCTACCTTACCGCTCAATGAGGCTTTGGCTCCACTTAAGGGATTAACCTTTAATGGGCAAGATCTTTCTGAGGGATGGATATCTCACGGTCACGAGAAGTTTGTCACCAGCATGATGAACTTCATTTCTGACTACACTGTCCCAATCTCAAAAAACGCTGCTGCATCTGTTGATATGGCAACACTTGAAGTCTTTCAGCAAATGCGGTCAACGCTGCGTTATGTAATGCGACAGATATCGAATAGACGCCCATTAGACATAATCAAAGATGTCAACGGGACACCACATGCTGCTTGGTATTCACGTGTTCCTATTCAAAAATATGAATTTACACGTATTCATAATCCAAAACAATTCACGTTGAATATTATGAATCCGCAAACAGGATTTACAAGATCGATTGAATTTGCACAATTAAGAAAAGATGACTACTTAAGGATTAACATACCTAATAGGCAAGAAACTAGATCTGCGATTATGTCTCCAACGCAGTTAATTACAGGACTCGAAGACAGCTTAACGTTGAATACCATTGGTGATTTTGCTGGTAGCCGATTTAGATTTGGTTTTAAACACGATGGTCAAATTGGTGACGGTGTTGGATCAACATGGTTACCATTTGAAAACGGAGAGTTACGTACCTATTTGGTTCAGAATCCTGACTTACTGTCTACTATAGAAGTATTCCCTGAGCATGGCCGTAACGATACAAATGTGACATCGCCAGACTCTATGCCATCTCGATCATTCTCTGGTCAAGTTAAGGAGATGGTGATTAAGACTCGATTCCGTACATTTGACGAGGCTATAACCGCTGGATTTGAACCTGTGTTTTTTGACAAGGACAATATATGGGTTCGTGGTGAAGCTGATGAAGATGGATGGTTTAAACCGCGTGTCCGTGTACAGTCCGATAATCCACGTGTTTTAGATTACGCTGTTGCTGGGCAACATGAGTATGCGTATATAGTTGAAGCACCAGTTATTGCACGTGTTGGTGGACCGACGCGATCTCAAAAGAACTTCCCTACTCAATTTAGATTTTTAGTTGGGGAAGGTGCTTTACGACCTGATGCTCAAAGTCAATATGACCCAATTCTGGTTGGGTATACGCAGGAGTTTGACCCTAAGTTTTCTGCTCTTGTGTATGACCTTACACGTAAATTAGGACGTGTTGTATACAACACAACGGGAAATGTCCGATGGAAAAAACAGAATGAGTTACAAGGAAAATTACTTACTGGAGATGCTAAGTCATTTACTTTGCGCACTCAAACTCCTGTAGGTGAGGCACTGGACGCGTACTTTAAGAGTTCTGAATACAAAGCGATTAAGGCAAGTCGTACGTCTATGCAGCCATTAGTTTTAGATGGAGCAGCTCAGTTTGAAGCTGTTGTGTCTAAAATGCTACTTAATGAATTCAGCGTTGACATAGATGGTGAACAGGTATTGACAGAGGAAGGTGAACGATTCATTCAGTCATTAAATGATGAAATTAGTAATGTCCTTGCTCCGTATATTGCCGAACAGATGTTATTTAGGCACGATGCTGCAGATACATATCAAACTACATCATTCACAATTGAGCCTGACTCTCCTGAAATGAATGCAATGTATACCGTATTTAAGTCTATGCTTGGTGACGAAGGTGACATAGACGTGTTGCGCAACAAGCTTGCTGATGCATATGTAGCGTTGAATACTCGTGGTGATGTACGTGTATCTCCAAACATACGTATTGATAGAGCACTTGGACTTGCTGGTATTCCTGATTCAGTAACAATGGAAGATGGTTCCGAGTACCATGTCCGAGACATGATGTTGCAGGTTTTACGCAATGATCGTTTATCATTGTCGAACAGTGACCTTACTAGTGTTTATACGTCGTATGACAACCTGTGGAATAACGTACTTCTTCCATTCATTGAGACCGGTAAGATCGATGCGCCGTATGAGTTAAATTCAGCTAAACCAACAATGGCTATGTACGCTCTTGATTCACTGATGAATGCTGCTTATGGTAATTCAGTTGAGAGCAAACGTTTGTTCTTACAGCGATTAACTTCTGACACAGACGTAAACAATTATGGTGACATAGTGTATGACGTTGAGGAGCGCGAACGATATCGTCTTGCAGTACAGGCAAAGAATAGCGCATTTAGTGAATTTCTTGCTGTAGCGCACACACTTGATGCTCAGAGCCGTGAACTTGGCAGGGCACTCTATGCATGGAAGGATTGGTCATTACTAGATGGCCAAGAATCATTTAGGGGAGCCACTGGCAATACGACGTCTGTAATTGTACAGAGTCCAGATGGAGCAACGTTTAGAGTTAATCTAAATAATCCACGCAACTTTGTGGAATCTGTTGCTCGTGATGTAAGTACTGGAGCCTACATTGACGCTAGTCCATTCAGTCAGATGTTTGCCTTGTACAACCCAAACCGTCAAGTGGCTTTGCGTTCAACTACAAATGAGCCTACTCCATACGCATTACGCGATTTAAACTTATCTCCAGAAGAACGTAATGCATTAAATGCTAGTGGAAGCATTGATGTTGTACGTCCATTTGGAATAGACAATCGCACTCATGACGAGGATGGAAATCAGCTTACGCCTAACCTGCGAATCTTCCGAGTAAACAAAACTGGCAAGTCTATGGACAACAGAAATACTCAATTTGGAGATCAGTTTGAGAAGATCAATGTAAGTGAATTACAACATTCGTATAAGAGTGGATACATTACAGGTGAAAATCAAGACGTGTGGGTTAATAACCAACGATTACTTCAACAACCTGTCAATGATTTATTGCGACGAGCATTCTTAAGTAATCCATCATTAGAGCAAACGGCAAAAGACTCTGTTGGTAATACTGTAGTTGTTCCACGCGAGGTACACATTGCCAAGTTGTTAGTTAGTCGTGCATTAATTGATGATAGTGGGCAAGTCCCAAATGCGTGGAAGAGGAAAAATGCTACAGACACGTTAGCTCGGCAACGTCTATTAGAAGGCGATAAAGAAGCTAGTATCGCTGACGCTATGGAAAATCCACGTGTCGAACATAACAGAACAAAGACGTGGATGAGTGATGGTGTTGAGGAAGGTCATTACGATAATCAAGAAATGACACCAGAAGAAATGGCGTATTTCAAAATGCCATTTGACTTATCTCCAGAACAAGCTCAAGACCCAGCGTTGCGAGATCAATACAATCAGACTGCATCTACACGTGCATTGGAAAAAGCGTTATCTGTACCACAGCCACAACGTGTTATTTTAAAACGCGAGGCAGATCCATCTATTACTAAGGTTGGAGTGACCGCTAAAGATAGAGACATTTACGTTAGCATCCCTGATGCTGATTACGATTACGTGTCACGAACTATGTTTAGCGCCAGTGGACCAACAGGTAAGCCAACTCCTCATCCGGCTACCATAGGTGTACCTACAGGTGGTGTTGCAAGCCTACCTTTTTTAAATAATCCATTTACTAAACGTGGAGCCGTAACAGCATTAGGCATCTATCACGAGTTGACGTCTGGTGCTAAAGCATTAATCTTAAGCGGAGACTTTGCCCGTGTAATGCTACAAAACTATAGATTGACAGCAATGAATCCTAAAAACTTTGCAGCTAAATTCTGGGGATTATCAGCATTTCTTCCTAACGGATGGCTTCCGGGTTCAAAAATATTTGGCACACCAACTAGTGGTGCTGGTAAATTCCTAAACTTTGCTCTTGGACATAGACCTGATTTAGCTT